CAAAACAAACTTCCTTGCATGACAGGGTCTCATGGCTCTGTCATGCAGGATTTTTCAGGAGATAAAATTCATGGCAAGACTTTCTAGTTTAACCAATGAGTCAGGAGTATCGCAACTCATTAGCGAGATCTCGGCAACTGCGGTATTCGACTTAGGTGATTCCTACGAGGATGATCGCGGAAAATTCATCTATTCGTGGGCTGGTGGGGCAATTACACAGTATCAGACGCTTACAATGGACACGGCAGTTGGGGTGGACACTGTGACTTCTGGGGCTGCTGTGGCAGCTTACCTTGGGAAAAAGTACGGAACGCATTCAATCATAACAGATGATGCTTCGGGCTTTACTTCTGGTGCTCTCTACAAGGGGTATTGGGGAGTTGTAGATGACTCTTCAACCGCGGGCGAAAAGGGTCAGGGATTCCGAGTCGCGGATAACGACGCAGACAATCTGTTTCTCGAAGCTCCACTGACAACTCTCTTGGCAGACGCGGATGTTGACATTACGCTTTTCAATCCACACAGGGTCAAGCCGGTTGTAACAAACGCATTAAACGCTCCTGTTGGGGTGGCTCCGGTAAGCGTCACGGATGAGTATTATTTCTGGCGTCAAGTCGCTGGGATTGCGACCGTACTTGTTGCTGGCACTACAAACACGGCTGGTTTGTCGGTAGGAGTAACTGCGGAAGCAAACGGTGCTGGGATACTGGCTATTGCGCAGTCGAGTTATCTTGATTATACAGCCTTCAACAAGGTTGGTGAGATTCTGTTTGGTGCGGGTAAGGACGATGCAGAAGTAATGGTGAAACTTACCTTGGGGTGGTGATATGTCAAACCTAGTCAATGTATCTGCGAATAAACGATCAGCGGTGTATTTTCCAGATGTTTATGCTGCTACAAGCGCAGAGCCAGACGACCCACACCCTAGCTACGCAACTTTTGTGCCATTAGATAGGTTCTATGATCTGGCAGGCAATGGGTATGTGCTCTCTGTAGCGGGTGCTGCGATAGAGGCTCATTCTGTTTTGACTCGTAGTATTGATACGGTAACCTTTGACGGTGTCACAAAAACCACTAGTATTGTGACTTACGGTGGTGTTGATTATGACCCAGAGCGGGTTATTGTAACAGCGGACACACTTGTGGCACAAGCATATCTATATCGTTTGGGTATGACATTTGGTGGGATTACTACTGGCGGGGGTCAACCATTCAAAGTTGTTGCAAACGACACATCGAGATTGTTCGTACAAGAGCCGTTTGAGGATCAGTCATTTGATTCTGTCACCGTGGTTTCACTCCGTCATGTAGTTGAGATCTCGGTTTCCACTCTTTCCCCTGTAGTAGGCGTATCTCCTATTGATGTTCCTGCGGATTATTATTTCTGGATGCAGGTTTCGGGGATTGCCCCTGTGCGCATTCACGGGAGTTCTTGCCAAAACGGGATGCCTGTTGTAAGTTTAGGCGGGAAGAAGGGATACGCTAGTGTTCGTTCGACATTCAAGGGTGATAATTCTGCGTATGCTCCGGTGATTGGTTATATTCTTCTCTGCGATAGTAACAAAAAGGACGGTACAGCACTAGTCTCGCTCACAGGAGAGCTTTCGTGATTCTGTCAACCGAAGTTCTATATGATTATGAAAACCGATTGATGGTGTATGGGTATGGTGCGCCTGTAAATGACCTGTTCCCTATTCAACTGATGAACGATGCTGTTGAGAGGCTTGCACGTGAAACACTCTGCATTGAACGTCCTGACCAAGTTGTTGCATTAGATGAACGAGTCAAAGAGGGAACATACACTGCGGATGCGGGAACAAACACCACTTCAATAGTCGATACAGAACTTGATTCAACAACTAACGATAACTATAATGGTTATCGTTTAACCAATATCACACGAGGCAAACAAGCGTGGGTCACTGATTACGTTGGAAGTACTCAAACCCTTTCTCTTAGTCCCGCAATCGTGGGTCAAACTACAGCAGACGAGTACTATATCGAGAATCTGACCAATAGGGCTCGGTTGCCTCGTGATTTTATTTCAGAGTTCTATATTCATTGGGGTGAAAACAACTCGCCGCTGATAAAGATAGATAGCAAGACTCTTCGTAACTTGGAGAACTCACAGCCACAGGCTGGGACTCCTCAATTCTATTACATTGAGAATAACTATCTTCGGCTATTCCCCTACCCTGGCTCTGCGAATGTTGTCCATTACGGCTATTATGCAATACCGCATCCTGTAGTGATAGGCGATACAAGTGCTGTTTCAACAGCGGGAACAGAGATCAAATTAAGCCTTGAACTGTCAAAACAGTATCCAGCCTATCGGTTGATAGGGGCGGAGATCCACATTCTTGAAGGAACGTATGAAGGTGAATCTTCTACAATTACAGCCTTCACAAGCTCCACCGCTGTGGCGAATGTTTACCCTGCATTTACGGGGAATATCGCAAGCGGAACAACTTACACCACATTGATAGACCTGCCCGACGATTTTCAGCATGGGATTAAGCATTTTATGCTGTATAATACGCTTCAAATGCGCAAGGGATTTGAAGTGTTTGCAAAGAACGAGTACGGATTCTGGCTCGAATTTCTCGAAGAAGCCAAGCGCACAATGTCTAATCGTAAATCCGCAACTAATCTTCGGTTGCGATCTACAAGCGGGATAGTATTTACCCCGACAATAACCTTTGATACGAGCAATGTCTTATGACATACGATGAGCTTGAATATAACCTTGGGTATCCGTTGCGGGAGAGTGACAGTTCTTCAACTAACTGGGCTCGTTATCCACAATCGCTAAGGCGTGATGCGATACGAGCCGCGGAATTGCGGATTGCACTAGACCTCCCCGTGGAAAAAGTCGCCAGTCTCCGCACCAAGGTATCGCTATCGCTCGATGCGAACTATCAAGTAAATCTTAATAGTTCATCTGTGTTACCCCATCCGCTGTTGAAAATAATCGGGTTCATGGATGGTGACCGTGGAATCACTATCATGCCACCAGACTATAAGAAAAGGGTGAATAGATTTGCACTGCGCAATCGTGATCCATTGGCATACCATATTGAGGGAAACCTGTATGAGTTCAAGTATGGCAACAGCGTAGCTTACGGAGACGCAGATCCGGTAATATATTATATCAGATACCCTAAGAGCTATGAACAATTCTTTCCAGGTTACCTTCTTGGTGGAACCGCAGCAACAACTGCTATGAGTTCGTGGGTAGCTGTCACGTCTGGATCGTTTTCAATATCCATTGATGGCTCAAGCTCTAACCGAACGGGGATAAATTTTAGTGCAGCTACTGCGATGGATGATGTTGCTTCGATTATTCAAACCTCTTTGCGGGCAGTGGCTACAGGCGGATTCACGCTTTCCACCTGCATTTGGGATGATGAGGCGGGACGCCTTGTTATCACATCGGGGACTACATCGGGAATAACCTCTGTAAGCGTAGCGGGCGGAGGTTTAGCGGGGACAGATGTTTCTGGAGTAGGAGCAACTGCGTTCATGGATTGTGATTCTGGAGGGACTGGAGTATCGGCTGTGACAGGACAAGCAGAATTTGAGTGGGGAACGCAAGAAATGGAATTGCTCGGGCACGAGCAGAGCATTCTCAATTACGCAACTTACTATTGTCTCTCGCAAACGCAGGAGCTTGAATCTGCAAAGCACTATCTTGAAATGTATTATGAATATATTAGGTCTTATGATAGTGCTATAGTTCACGACAAAGCACGTGGGAGATAATACCCTGTGCGTCCTAAATATAATAATATACCATTAAGCAGAAACAAAACATTATGGCAATTAGCAATAGAGAATCTTACGGGGAAACCAGCGGGGACAATTATCCCTCCGGCAAGGAGGCTATATTCTCTTCCTTATCAAGGTGTTTTTATATCAACAAGGGTCATTGCATACAACGAGGCAGAAGCCTCTGTAGCGTTATTAAATCCCGATTCTGGGATTATGGTACGTGGCGTTTATGTTGAGGTAGAGACGGCGTTTGATGGAACGCCAGCCCTGGATATTGGAGATGGCGACAATGCTCAGGGGTATTTGACATTAAACACAAGCGCACTTGCAAAGACGGGGTGGTATGGTCACGATAGGCAATATGTAGGTGAGCATTTGGTTAAAGACGGGGTAAGTAGAAATAAGATTTACTCCAGTGATGACATTTTCCCTATTGCCTCATTCACAGCGGGAAGTGCAACAGTAGGGAGTGCAACTGTGTATGTAGAATACATTAAGCTAAAGGGGTAATAATAAAATGCCAAAAGGTTATGAGAAGATGTGTGATAAGTTCAAGAAGGAAGGGATGTCTGAGAAAAAAGCCAAAGAGAAGGCTGCTAAAATCTGGAATGAAAAACATCCAGACAATCCTGTTCACAAAGGGAAAAAGAAATAGTGAAGTTATTATCTCCTAAAGAGCAACTGCTAACTATACCTGGCGGGATTGGGATAAACCTCTCTATTGATCCAGAGATCCTTGATCCCACAAGGAAACTCGCTTATCTGAATAACCTGGATATGCGATACCCCGGGCTATGGACTAAACGTATTCCACGGATTCAGCAAACATTCACGGGGTCGGCGTTAGCTAGTGCGCTCTACGGGTTCTTTTTCTTTGAGAAAAACGATGGTACTTATTATGATTTATTCATAGATACAAGTGCCAGCTATAACAGATTGCTCACCCGTAAGTATACGGGTTCAACTCCTGGGGCAAATGTTATAGTAGATGCGGACATGTTTACCCAACTATTGTATGTAAACCATGTTCGGTTCCGAGATATTTTATTCATGTTTAACGGCACTGACGCATTCAAGTATTTCAGCGGTGATACTTCGGGAAGTTATACTGAGAATGTGGACTTCGGGAACGCTGGAGTTTACGAACCGACATTGAAGCCATTTGGCTATGCTACAAATTACGGGAATATGTTTGCTTATTCTCAATACAATGAGGATGAGATCCCTTTCCTTGGCGGTTACGGGTGCGGAATGGTTCAGTACAAGTACCTGTACGAGTTTGACGACGGGGAATTGTATGGGAATGTCGGTCCTAGCGGCTATCATCCACACCAGTATTATAGCACATTAACTTCAACTATTCCGTTCTGCGAATTTCAATGGATTGGCAGATACAAGTTTGATAACATCTACGGTTATTATGAAACTGCTGCTGCCGATAATGCTCTTGTAACAGCGAGAATCCTTTGTTCGAGACACAAGACCTTTGCAGATCAACCCTTCAGCGCGTATGAACGGTTGGATATTCGCAACACTAACGCATTGAATGTTTCCAATTACGGGGGAACAAATTACCCCGATTGGCTCGATGCTCAGGTTCGGTCTGGTGTAGCTGTAGATACGGATAATGATTCACCTCCGAGATTTAAGTATGCAGTAACTGTTGGTGGTGATGAAGGGGTTATTGTTTGGGGAAACCAAGTGGTTTCTCGCACAATCCCCTACCCTGTGCCACGAAAGCAGTTGACAGAGGATTGGGGAACCCCTACTCGCAGGCGTAAAATCACGATCCAGAATAATTCAGGGCGAACCTTTACAAGACCTACGGTGCGAGTGGTTCTCGCAAGCACGGACTTCAATGTTGGTGCTACACGAGCAACAGGCTGGACAACAGATGGATATGGCGATCTGGTATTCACAGCACTTGACGGACGAACAGTTTGGGACTGCGTGCTGGACTCTCATACCCTAACAACTGAAGGGTCGATTGCTTTTATTGTTACGCCCCCAGAACTTGTTGCGGGTGAAACGCTTTCGGGATATGTGTACTATAGTGATCCCGCGGGATTGACAACTTACGCCTCGGGAACTCGTGTATATCACCCATATTATGTGAACAGCGATGAAGTGTTTAACTCGTGGTGTACAGACTATTATTGGCCTCCGAACACAACCGTAACGGCTAACAATGACTATATCCGCAATCGGGCAACGTGGCTCGGATCTGAAAGTAAAAGTGATGGGGTTTTCCAGGGGACGCTTGGTCATGTTCTATGGATTGGTGGGCAAGGAGCACGTTCCTATGGTTTAGTGACTAGCACTACTTTTGGAACCAGACCGATGGCTCAACTTCAAAACCCGGATTATATAAACATAATGAGAGACGATGATAATGACTATAATGATGCAATTGGTCACGTATTAGAGAATATGACATTTGAATTATGGTTTAAGAAACCATCTGCTTTTACAATAGCGCCGGACGCTTACTATGTCATTTGGTCATATACAGAGTCTCCTGGTGGAGATGATGCTTGGATTGTTGTTTATTTACACAATGCAGATTTGAAAATTCAAATAGGGGAAACTGGTGGCGGATTAACACAAACAATAATTGTTGCAGGGGTTGGAACCGCTGTTGATAATGATGACTGGTGCTATCTCGGGATTTCAATTGATAGCGGAAAGAATATCAACACTTGCTTTGTCGCCGTTGATGAGGATAATGCAATAACCGATTGGGGTGATTTTATCACAGACACGGACACTTTAACGTACTGGCCGTATGAGCTTTCTGGTGGTTTTTCACTAGGGTGCAATAATGTTTTAGATACTTATGAGGCGTTTCATAACACACTAGCTATGTATCTTAACGAGTGTGTTATTACAGAGCGGGCGAAAAGCATTGCAGAGATGAAGGAGCGGGCTCGTGATCGCACATTCCATGATAATACTACAGAAACGGATCAGCCGAGTTTAACTGTGACTCTTGATTCCGAAGAGACGCTCACTGGGACAACGGAATCTAACTCTAATCTTATCGGTTGGACTAAACAGGGAATTGAAGTATTCCCTACGGTTTATCAGCACGCTTGCCCGAGCGAGGTAAACGGATTGCTCGAATGGCAGGACGACGCCATAGTGTTTGGTCAAAATTGGATTAGCCGATTGGTCACAAATGGCACGCCTGACCAGTGGCAAACACTTGAGAATATAGCACAAGAGGCAGGTGATATAGGGTGTGTGGCGGATAAATGCCTATTCAAAACAGACACCGCAATGATATTTATGTCAAGCAAGGGGCTCTATGCTTGGAACGGGAGTGGCTCCCCTAATTGCATATCGGATGACCTGAATGGTCGATGGCTTGACAGTGCCTATTTCGGGCAAGCAATGATGAGGAATGCTGTTGGGTTTTACTGGCCGAAGTGGGATCAAATCTTTGTCTCAATTCCCGATGTAGGGTCGAGCACTGCGACTAAGTGCTATGTCATGGATTGGAGTGAATATCGCAGAAGCGGGAAAACAGAGTGGACTGAGTATAGCTTTGGATTGCGTACACCATTGCTGAAAAATGGATCAATCGACGCAGACGATATGTGGTTTTCCTCAGTTGCTAATGCCAGGGTGTTTAAGCGAGCAACGGGCACTGCATCACAAACACCATCACAATTTTACAAGGATTGGGTGAATGGTGCTGTTGTTGTTATTGACTGGGATATTCACACAAGTGAAATACCTTTTGATGAGGTTGAGGTAACAGCGATTGATTTGAAAATGGATCAAAAGATAGAGGCTGGTACTGATGAAAGCAACAAGACGGTTAGTGTCAATTTATACAGAGAAGAAAGCTCGTTCAAGGACTTTGGATCAAGGACGTTATCAAAAACACAACCCTTGCGCGTACCTCCGAAAATTGCAGATAGCGCACAAGTTCGGCTGTCTCCAGACGGAGCAACAGATACAGACCAAGACCCTATATGCGAGACCAGAATCAAGCGAATCGAAATTGCCTATAAAGGATAGGATAGATGGCAATACAGCGTCAAGGTGATCCACGATCAAGGGCACAGAATAGCAAGGTGGTTACGCCACCGAGAACGTCTAAGCTGAATAAAGAGCCTCACCCTTCTGAATTTGTGGAGGGTGAAATCAAGGTCGGGAAATTTCTGGATAACAGGCGGAATAAATCCCTTGAACATGATGCACTTCAGATTCGCGTAAATGGTGTCATAAAGTCAATCCCCTTCTTAGATATAGATTGGGACAATGATACGGAAGAATTAGCGTTACAGTTGACTGTGAATGACAAGGGAATTACGAGAACCTTTCGATTCATAGCCACGGAGGTTATTTAACATGCCCTTACCATTATTAGCAATTTTCGCTATATCAGCAGCGGCAAAACTCGGCACTGAACTATTGAGACCAGATTCAAGCAAGTTATATGAAGACATGCCCGAGTTCAAAGACAACCCTTATCTCATGAATGCTTTGCGGGATGCAGAGGCTCGGTCAAAAGATCCTGGTGTGTTCGAGAAGAGCATTCAGGTTTCAAGCCGGCAACTTGCTCCGCTGATTCGCCAGCAATATCAGGCTGCGAAGGAGGCGTATGGGAAAAATCCTGCGCTGTACAGCAAGGCTTCAGAACAAATATCACAAAATTCTGGTACGCTTTTCAGCAGGATATTTGATCGTGCCTATCAAGAGAATGAAGCGGCAAAAGCTGCCGCACAACAGCAAGTAACTAGTCTTGCTTCGCTTCAATTCCAGTCAGAATCGCAGAAAGCGCAGATGCTTGCGCAGTTGAAGGCTGAGGATCAGCAGAGGCTCTATGACACGTTTGGCGACCTATTCGGTTCGGGTGCGTCAGTGTTTGCAAATTTATACGGGCAGCAAACAGGGATGGGCAGTTTACCCACGCAATCTTCGGGAAATATACCACAGTGAGTTGAGTAGCAGAACGCTACACAATAGGATAAATCATAATGCCGACATTTCAGGAAATAGGGGCAAGCTTTCTTCAAGGGCTTCAGCGAGGTCAAGATAAACGAGAGGCTCGTGATATACGAGCGGAAGATATTACTCGTGAGAATCAACTCCGAGCTGATCAATTGAAATCTAAGATAGCTTCTTTTGTGATTGAATACGGTAAGGATTACACAGAAGATTCATTAAAGTTGTTTATCGGGGAAATATCTTCCAATCCTTCAGAGCAGGGGTTGTTGCAAGCATCACAATACCTAAAACGGAAAGACCCCTATTTAGAACAACAGGCACAGCAAACAGGTGCTATGGGGAGAATTTTCTCGCAACTTCCTGTGACTACAGGACAACCAATTCCAACAGGACAACCGATAAGAAGTGCGCTTGATCCACTCCCGATGTCCACACAAGAACAAGCAGTTGCCTCTCAACCTCCTCTTACAGAAGGCGATTTTGTGCAGCAGTTATATAGCTTGTCACAAGATGAATTTGATCAGTTAAGGATAAGTAGTTTGAATGATCCTTTTGCTACAGAGATGCTTGATAAGGTGGCGGAATTCAGGAAAGACGACGCTAAACCTCCAATTTATGTAAGGGCAATAGATCCGAGTGATGGTGCAGTATGGACATATAATAAGTACAATCCAAACGAGAAGATATTAGTTTTATCTGGTACTGAGACTAACCGGAGAAAAAGGGAATACGATCTGCTACTGACTCAGGATAAATATCAAGATACGTTTGACAAGCTATCTGAAGTTGATAAGGAGAGAATAAGCCTAAATGGTACAAGAATAAAGAGTAAATATAGTGTTATTGAAGACTACAGGGGAAAAATTGCTGATTTATCAGAGAAATTAAGCAATTCCTATCTCTTGGGTGATGAAGAAAAAAGATCACTGCAAACAGAGATTGGTACTCTCAAAGCTGCCTTGGAAGCAGAAGAATCAGAGATTCAGGAGCTAATGGATGAGCAGGATGAGATAGTGGGGGATAAATCTCCTGCCAAGAAGGAGAAAAGTAAAGAGGAAGTTAGTGACGATGATCTTGAATCTTTAATTAACGAGTTGGAATAACACATGTCATTCACCAAAGACGAGATCCGATACTATTTAAGGTACAAACAAGACAAGGCGTCTTTATCAACAGAGGAGAAGTCTGCCCTTGCATCTGCGCTTAAACGAGAAGGACGCACTCCGCGTAAAAAGTCAGGGGTTAAGCCTTCAGAAGACCTGTCTGTTCCCTTCGCCGAGCGTGTTACAGAGACTACTCTCTCGCTTCCACCGCTTTCTCGCGAGGCGCAAGAAAAGCAAAAAGAGATCGAAGCACAGCAGTTATTGACTCAAAATGTTCCTTTCCCGCCAGTCCCCGAAGAGACCACAATAACTCCTGTTCCGCTTGTAACTCCCCAAGTAATTATGGAAGAGAAACGGGTGCGAACGGAGGCAAGAATTGCCGGAACTATAGCAGGGGCTAAGGACTTTGCTGCTTTGGTCTCTCAGACTATCCTTCCGATAAATCCTCTTCAGATACCGGCAGCGATTGTAGCGCGTCCTATGATTGAAGCGGACGTTGCCGCTGCTCCTTACCGTAAAACCAAAAATCTTGATGCGATTCTGCAAGCTCACCTCGAACGCGTGGGAAACCCAAAAATATATGATCAGGGGTATATTGATAAGCTCTCGGAAGAGCTTTCTATCACCGCCACGGATGCACAGCGATTAACCGACGCTGTACTCCGTGCAGCCCCTTCAGTTGTTGCAGCTATTGCAACAACTGGATTGTCTGTTGCATACGACGCTATGGCATCCGCGGTGCTTGAGGGAGTAATACCTCCTACTCGCGAGCAGATTGCAAAGGCAGCAAGCCTTCCTGAGCGTCCCTCTTGGATGCCACCTGAATTAGCTGCTCGTCTTACAAATGCTGGGATCTATGGAGCACTCGGAGTACTGTCTATCCGACCCTTTGCAGATAAACTACTCCGCGGGATGGCTGCAAAGAATCAAATCAATCAGAAAATAGCAGATCAATATATTCGCAGGCTTGATGATGAGAGAATGATTGAGACTGCTAAAGAGAAGGCTGTAGTAGACCGTCTGGAAAAGCACAAAGCAAAGCTCACGGAGGACTACGGATTCGATATTAGTGAATCCGCAACTGAGGCAGTTCGTGTGGGAGACTTTAAGAGGTATGGACTTTCTGAGGAGATAGATTTCTTTGTCAAGAATAACTTTGGGGATGAAACCATAAACAACAAAATTTTAATTGAAAGACTTGAAGATTCTAGAGTGCGATCAGAAGTGCGCGAAGCCTATATCAAGAGACTATTTAAGGACACAGATTCTCCAGAAGCGCATGAGGCAAGAGTAAATTGGATGAGGCAATTTGCTCTTCCGCAAATGTTGAGAGAAGAAAAACTTCGTATTGCCCGTCAAAGCGGGTTGAGAAATGCAGTTGAGTGGATAGAGCACCCCGATGGGCTTGAGGCAATTGCCCGTGAAAATGCTACTGCATTAGCTGTTCTCGATAAGGCTAAAAACACGGCTGTCAGGTTAGGCGATGATGTTACCCTAACCCGGCTTACTTCAATTGCTGATGAAGCAAAGAGGAGTCGTGAGATCAAAGATCTGAACGAAATGTTTGATTCTACGCTCCTACACCCGGGGACAGGAGAATTGACAGAGGCGGGGGAAGTAATCAAGAAGCAGCTTGATGACAAATTGATTGTCGGGGACTCGGTTACTAAGAGCGAGTTGGAGGATGCAGTAAAGATGCGGACAAAAGGGGTAAAGAGACCGCTGAAAGAACGCCTTAAAGAAACAGCAGAGTCTTTATACACAGAGATGGTATCGAGGCTTACCCCGCTTGAGAAGTTAGGGAGGCTCAACAAAATGGTGAATGTCCGTGCCAGGCTGTATGCGGACTATCCACAGGTAGTAGATAATATGGTTAATCACAGTATCGGGAAGGTTGTAGTTAAGAATGGGCAATGGTGGTATGAGAAAGTAACCGACGGATTATTGAAGATATTAGACCCTATTAAAGAGGATATTGACACATTTTTCCGTTATGGTTTAATGAAGCGAGCAATTGAATTGTCTGAACGTGAGACCCCTATTAGTTTAGGCATTGACGTTATGAAGGCTCGCAGCTTGACTGCCAGGCTTGATGCAACAGACCCGCGGCTTGCCAAGATTCACGGGGAGTATGTCAAGGCAATGCACTTTCTTGTGGATTCAAGCGTTGAATCGGGTGTGCTCTCGCGTGAGGCTGGGGAAGCGATGAAGAACAGTAACGCATTCTACGTCCCTGCCAGGCGCGTTATCGACGAAGCATTCTCAAATAGCGGGATTGGGAAAAATGGCATCCCATTCAAAAAGATTGAAGGAAGCAAAAGACCAATAGATAATCCGCTTTATCATTCTATGATGAATATGGCGATGGTGGTGCGGAAGAATCAGCAGAATCTCCTTCTACAGGAAGTGGTAAAGGCAGCAGAATCCTTAGGGGAGGAGGGTCGATGGATTGCGAGACGGATTGCAAAGCAGGATGTGCTAGAGCCAAGTGACCTCAATAGGATACGCGATAAGGTTGTTGAATTAGGCGTTGACGGGTTCGACAAGAATACTGTTGATGCTCTTTCCGATGAAGCTATTCAGGCTATGGCTAACTGGGTAGAACCATTTAGCGCAGCGGGAGTCAACAGGGTAATCATTCGGCATGATGGGGTAGGGGAACTGTGGGAAATAGCACCTAAGCTCTATAATGCCTTGTATAACGGGAATCCTGATAGAGGGCTTATCTACAATATATTGGCTACCGCATCTGGGGCTAAAATTCTGAGGGGAACAGCGACTCAATATAATCCGGCATTCACCATGATGAATTATACCCGCGACCAGATAACTGCGGGGGTGTTAAGCGAGGAAAATTATATTCCCTTTTATGATGGGGCGAAGGGGATGTTCCGCATCTTGAAGAACAAATTAGGTATAAGAGATGGAATTTACGAAACTTATCGTGCACTAGGTGGCGGGCAAGATGCTGTTTACCATGTCACGGGGAAAAATATCAGGAAGCAAATAGAGGCAATGTCTGATATTCAGAAGAGTAACTTCTGGAGGGTTGCGAATCCCAAGAGAGTCGCTTCTGTGGTGCTTGATTATATGAGTAAGGCGAATGACGTATTTGAACAGGCAACGCGTATTCAGGAATTTACCAAAGGTGCTAAAAAAGCCACAACGTATGATGATATTCTGATTGCCAGGCTGAACAGCAAGGATGTTACTGTTGATTTTAGTAGGGGTGGTGATGTCGGGAAAGCGACTAATGATTTTGTCCCGTTTTTTAACGCAGGGATTCAGGGTACAGACGTGCTTATTCGGAAAATGATAGCACACCCTGTAAGAACAACATCTAAAATGATAGCACTTACAACATTCCCCGCAATTATGATCCAATTACGCATCCTTACTGATGAGGATTATACCAGAGATTATTTTGAGAATCACCATTCATACGAACGGGATATAAAGTGGCTAATCCCGTTAGGGAAACAAGTGAACCCTGTGACAGGTGAGATAGAGGTCGATTGGTTATCATTACCCAAGCCTCCCGGCCCGCTTGCAGGGGAATCGGTATTGACGGAACGGTTTGTGCAATGGCTAGCTTACTGTGCGAATAAAAACATCCTCGGAATTTCAGAAAATGAGATTCATCGTGATTTAATTTGGGATGATATTGCTCGCACACTGATAACACAAACAGCTACATTTGGGATAGGTGGACTATCTGACCTGTTCCCGACAACGGTCGGAACTGCGGTAGGTCTAATGCATGATACCGACCCCTTCAGGGGAATCCCGATTGAGGGGTACAAAAGAGAAAAATACGCAAAGCCGGATATTGTTAAGGGCAGTACTAGTGAGATAGCGATTGCGCTGGGTCAGAGTTTTCCCATTCGGGATAAGGTTGATATTTCTCCTGCGGAGATTGATTTCATTCTTGAACACCAATTCTCCTCGTGGGGAAAAACGGCAATGGGGATATCTAATTTTCTTGCCGTCCATTACGGAGATCGTGCAGCTCCTCCCCGTGAAAGTGTTGTGCGTAGTGTGCCTATTATCAATCGGTTCGTGGCTCAACGGTCAAAGGGGTTGGGGATTCCGTTGATAACAGGATTTATTGAGGATTGGAAAGATTTTAGTAGGTCTTACAATTCTCTGATGGAAAATGCGGGGGTTGAATGGGATCGCAAGGAAAAGGGATTAACCTATAAAACAAAGCCAAACACAAAGCGGATAGAACAGATTCTGCGCAATGACGGCGTGGTTTTGTTCGGAACCAATGTGAAGTTAGATAAGCTGGAAAATGGCACCTATGACAGCAGGCAGGTTGAGGGATTGTTAATGCTTGCACATGAACAGTATATGTTCAGGAGTGATGTTGAGAAGATGGTCTCCGAGGCATACGATTTAAGCAAGGATATTTTGGAGGATTTAGATGTTGAGGGGAACCCAGCAAAGTACACCAAGGAGCAGAAGCGAGAAATGATTGACCAGATTGTAAGCAGGGCATCGAGAGAGGTTGCCGGCTACAAGTTGAAGAAAGAAGAATTGATTAAAAACTACAAAAAGATATTTGAAGAAAAGGGGTTAAAATGAGTGGGAAAAAGAAAGTTGTGGGGTTGTTTGTCGTGTTGTTGTCGCTGTCACTGCTTGCCTTTGGTGGACAGGATAGCTGGTATCAGGTCTACAATTTTTTGATCGGGCAAACAACTGCTGTCTCTGTGTCTCCCGACACAACGGTTATGACTCTTTCAAATTCCACAGACTCAAATTTTGTGGATAGCACAAATTACAATATGTATGTGTCTCCTGTGTTCTTTGGAAAAAATGTGTACTGGAATGGGGAGATTATGCCTTACGTGCATGTGAGCGACACAATGTATCTTGATGTCTGGGCTTTCCCGTGTGTTATGTCTAGTTCGAGAAACGATCATTCCGTCACGCTGGCTAAGGCATTGATGAAATCTGAGAGTGGAACTGCTGATAGTATTTTGATATTCAGTGATTCTCTAAAGGCAATAAACACGTGGACTCAATTATCTTGGTCACGAGCCTCTGGCGACCTGAATTGGGGGCCATGTGCCGGATTTAATGTTGTTGTGAAGCGTTCAATAATCCCCACAAATCTTGATACTGCAAGTGCGGGATTCACAGCATCGTTCCAGTTTTTAGGTGCGAGGCAGTAAAGGAGATAACAAAATGAGTGCTTGGGGCAATGCTGGTATTCCTGCACGTATTACGGGGAATAAGACCTTTCTCGGGAATGTGACAGTCAACGGGGATTTTACTGTTGACGGGAGTTTTAATTTCGGGGATGTGGCGACAGATACGCTGACGGCTAACGGGAAGGTGATTATTGACCTGACCGACACAGAGGCGTTGCTTATTCGTAAAAATGCGGATGATGGAGATATATTGACGGTTAATACAACTACTCCACTGGTTACAATTAACTCCGGGGTAACAGTATCAACGGGTCAACTGATTCTCCCTGTTGGTGCGGTTGGTACGCCATCCGCAACATTTGCGGGTGCGTTAAACTCCGGATTGTACTTGGGTGGGGCGGGGGATGTCAGAATTTCGTGTGCAGGATCTCTGAGCCTACAGGTGATCGCGACCAGAATTTCCCCGACGGGGACGGTAGGCAAACCCGCGATGATGAACGAGTTTGCGACGATAACGAATCCGGGATTTGCCTTTGTTGGTGATGAGGACTCTGGCATGGGGTATAACGGTGCTGGTAATCCGGCAATTATCGGCAACGGCAGAACAATTTGCCTATTCAATGCCGTTGCCAGCAGCGCAAATTATCTTCAAATCGCACCTTCAGTTTCAACCGAGGTCAACATCTCCTCGGAAGGGCAGAGTACTGATATCCCCATTGAGATTGAGCCGAAAGGCACCGGAGCGATTATACTCAACTCGGCAACTGTCCAGACACTGGGCGGATCGTCTGGCGGGTTGAACGTCATCACGAAAGAGGCAACAGCGAGTATTACTGTGGATGCAGCGATAACTATTCTCGTAGCTGTCCCCGCAGGTGCTCAACTCATAGGAGCTCAACTGCGGGTTGATACTGCTCTAACTGCGGGTGAGTTGTGGGACGCTGCCTGGAACGATGGAAGCGATATTCAAACTATCGTAACCGGTGCCGCAGTTGCAAAAAATACAAAAGCGGATGTGTTTTTCAACGCAACGGCAGTTACTAACATCACCGATGCTGAAACCAATGTTGTAATCACTAAAAATGGCGGCGGCGCATTCACCGCGCTCGGTGCAATCACTGCGATTGTGTACTATCGGACGTTTGCCGCAATGGCGGATGTATGACAAGGATAACTGGTGGGATAAAACTCGTTCGTTCCGAGGTAACGCACAAAATCGAGCCTCCCGAGTGGTTAATCGAGGCAGTGCAGGAAAAGGGTTTAACTGTGCCTTTCGAGGCGACGAATTTGGTTAGCGAGAAAAATATGGATATCCCATTAACCCTCAAAGTGGAGGAAAAGTGAGATGCCGTATGATTGTGAAGCGAAGGTTGAGAAAATCTTCAAAATCCTTGAGGGCAATGGGTCAGAGGGAGTTGTGGCTAAAGTCGTCCGATTGGATGAGAAATACAAAAGCATAAGTAGAGACCTTGAGGACATAAAGCAGGAACAGCGGGAGTCTTCTCGTTGGACAAAAGCAACCTTTGCCTCAATCATCATCGGGGTAGGGTTTATTATCGTCAAATCATTTCTAAACATCTAAGGGAGTTTTTATTATGGGTGACAAGAATCCGTACCTCGACACGATTATCAAGTCTATGAATCAGTTAGGAAAGGATTGGGACGCAGTGTTATCGGGGAAGTTCAACATAAAGGAAGTGTTCAGCCTGATAACTACGCTGGTGAGACTCGCCGAGACGATTATCATCGCACCGGAGTCGGGAGCTGATAAACACCAGCTCGTGCGTGATGCGTTCGACTACTTGGACAGGCAGTATCTCATCACCAAGCGAATCGACGATCTGGTACCCCTGCCGATTTTCCTCGAGCCGTTTGACGGAGCTGTGATTAGGAAGGTCATAGACTTCCTGATCGGGCAGGCAGTCTCGGTATTTAATGCCACAATCTGGAAAGAAAAGACGGTATGAATTTTTCACGACCAACAGCGAAAGAAGCATTGACACACCAATCGAACATGCTTACTCTTGCTTACGAGGCTACCTATCCTGAATGCAAGGAACGTGACGAGGCTGAATCCAAGAAACTCAGCGTGAAGCAGCAACGGTTCACTTTCATGTTGGGACTGCTGATAGTGAAGGCGTACAGTCTTGGCTACACCCTAACGCTGGGCGAGGGCTATACGCAAGCTGACCAGGATACTGACCATATGAAAAACAGCTTGCACTACGTCAAACTTGCTCAAGACCTGTCTCTGTTCCATGACGGTGTTTATCTCACTAGTTCCAATGCGTATGAGGAGCTGGGCAAGTATTGGGAAAGTCTCGGTGGTGCTTGGGGAGGAAGATTCGGCGATGGGAATCATTTCTCACTCGAGCACGAGGGGAAGAAATAAAACCATAAAAACCCTCCCTGATCCTCAACTTAACAAATGGAACTGCGAAGCCATTCAGCAGGTTTGGACGGGGAGGGTTGTTGTTTGATAGGAAAATATCCTTATATTAAGAGGGGTATTGCGCATTATGGGAAAAGACAATTTTGTACGCGGTGTGTGCCCTGCCTGCAAGGGCAGAAAGCAATTTGTGATGAAGGATCTCAGTGGACGAGTGATGCGCGAAATCACATGTACTATATGCAACGGCGAGGGATTTGTTGATATGCTTCAAAGCAAGCCATATCCGGATAAAAAATATCGAGAAGGAGAAAAGCAGGATGGGAAGTGATCTTCTTAGCACTATATCGAGAAGTCGCAAGGCTTCCCTAAACGCACTGGGGATACTTGCCTCACTACTTGTCTGTATTGCGTCAATTCTTGGACTGTGCGAAAGTGTAGCTCTGGCTACAATCGGGACAATCGGTTTGCTGTGTGCTGGAAACACCACGCTTCAAGGGATAATTGATAAAACATCCGCCAAGAAGTAAAACCCACCCCAAGTACAAAGGGATAAAGTGAAATGGAAGCACTCCACTATAAAATAAACTACGAGAAAATAGGGGATGCTTACGATTTCTACCCTATTGGGGATATTCACCTTGGTGCATATTCCTGTGATGAAGATTTACTTGTAAGGGATCTAAAACGGATTCGCGAGAACCCATTCGCTCGTGTATTACTCATGGGAGATCTTGGAGATTTTATAGGTAGGAACGATCCCCGCTTTGATTCAAATGCACTTGCAGACTGGATCCCCGTCCGCAAGGTGTCAACGCTGTTGGAAACCCAAGTCGGAAGAATTGTTGACCACTTCAAACCCATTGCGGATCAAGGAAAGATCATAGGGGCTCTCATGGGAAACCATGAAGAGAAGGTTGCCAAGCACTACGGATTCGATATTCACGGTGCCATTTGCAGGCAACTAATGGTTTCAGACCTTGGTTACAGTGCGCTTATTCGCCTTAAATTCAAGCGTTCAACTGTAGGGCATACTTTAGTTATTTATGCACACCACGGTCATGGTGGTGGACGGAAGTCTGGGTCAAAGATAAATAGAATCCACGATGCCGGGGCGGACTTTGAGGCGGATATTTATCTTATGGGACACACGCACGAGCGAGGTTGGGCTCCTATGAAACCAATGCTCGTTGTTGATAGTAGAGAGGAAAAAATTGTGTCGAGGGAACGTGTTTATGGGATGACAGGATCATATTTGAAAACATTTGAACGTGGTATGGCAGGTTATGGGGAGATAAAAGGATTTCCTCCGGTATCACTTGGGGGGATTCATTTCACCTACAAACCTGAGTACAGTGAGTTAGAAACATTTGATGGTGTTATCAATATGCGCAGAAGCGTAGGATAATAATAAACACAAGGAGTGCCAGAAAGGTGTCGTTTGATAATGAGTATCCAAATCGCAAGGATCACCGTGAGGAATATCGTGGGGCAAAACGGGTGGACTCAACCTGTAGAAACCATGGGTCATGCGAATGGTGTCGGGAGAACAGACTTCACGGTAACAAGAAGCGTGAATTAGTCTGTGACGAAGAAGAAAAAGAGATCCTTAATTATTATGGGATAAAAAACAAATAGCCCCTCTCTCCTAAAGACAAAGAAAGCCCCGGCTGATCACCGGGGCTTTTTGTTTGCCTTCAGTTGTCAAGCATTACTTGACAGCTCATCCTGCATGGTGTTTACCAACCTTTGCAGGCACTGTTGTTTGAATCAACCGTAACCGTAACCGTCACCGTAACCGTCACCGTCACCGTCACCGTAACCGTAACCGTCACCGTAACCGTCACCGTCACCGTCACCGTCACCGTAACCGGAACCGTAACCGTAACCGGAACCGTAACCGTAACCGTCACCGTCACCGTCACCGTCACCGTAACCGTCACCGTCACCGTAACCGGAACCGGAACCGTAACCGTCACCGTAACCGTCACCGGAACCGTAACCGTAACCGTCACCGGAACCGTCACCGTAACCGTCACCGTCACCGTCACCGTCAGAGAGTCTTATCATTTTGCACTCCGCCACTCCGGAATCGCGTCGAGATTTTTTACTGCCTCCTCCGTCATCGGGATAACCTCGATAATCTCTGTTAACAAAACTTGTTTGACCGCGCAGGGGATGCGAGTCTCGCCTCTGATGTTTGTTACTCCCCTCACTGACAGCTCCGAGAGCGAAGCGGCCCCATTCCAGTGATGAATCCGTTTGGCGTTTGATACCACACCTCCCTTTCCTTCAAGACTCTCGAGTATGCCGTACCATACACCCGCGCCGTACGTCCTGACGACGCACATTTTACCAATAAAATCATTTCTGTTCATCTTGTTCTGCCTTTCTGTTGTGTCAAGCATTACTTGACAGCTCATCCTGCATGGTGTTTACTAAATCTCGCAGGCATTGCATCGCCTGAGCTTCCGCTTCTGGTGTTCCTGGGATAAATTTCTCGGGATTAAATAATCCGATCATGCCATTGGCATATGATACATATCCATCAGTATCGTAGTGAAGTCTCCAATCGTGCATGTCTGCAAAATATCCTGGAATAGCCCCTGTGTCAAACGGCTGGCATCTCCACGAGGATTTTCCGTGATCCCGAAACTCTTTCCAATTCATGCTCTTCTCCTCTGTTTTATCTCTTGACTTTTACGTTGATTTATCATATCTTCTCCTCAGTCTCCTTTCTCTTCCTCCTTGCGGGCTGGTTACCCGATCACCCTCCCTGCCTAAACGGTGGGGAGGGTTTTTAGTCTAAAACATTTCCTCTTGCCTGAGCCGGTCTTCGGCGATTTTAACGTAGTCGGGATTCAGCTCGATCCCGAGGTACTTTCTTCCAAGTTGTTTCGCAGCTACGAGTGTAGTACCTGATCCGGCGAAGGGATCAAGAATCAGATCGCCAGGGCGTGAGTATGTGTGAACAATCCATTTCATCAATTCAAGTGGTTTCTGTGTTGGATGATAGCGAGTTATTTCTTTTCCTAACAATCCATTGTATTGACAAACTTTAATTTTAACTGAACTCCGCCTTATGTTTGTCCAAACCAATTCGGCATCACTGAATGTTGGCATTGTTTGCTGTTTGTCCCACACAATCCAATGGGTACTTTGTGGCAACAAGTCGGCAAAATAATTACCCCCGAAAATTAAAATGGTTTTCCCTATTCGTAATATCTCGTCAAAATATATTTTATCTGGACGTTGATTATCCCAATTGTCATCATAGTAGCGGAGTTCTATTTTTTTCTCTTTTTTATGGTTAAATGTTCGTGCTCCCGTAAGCCCATGACTTCTCTTAATGCCATACGGAGGATCGGTAATAATAGCATCAACGCACCCGTCGGGCAGTTGCTTCATCAGCTCAAGGCAATCCCCGCAGAGGATTACGTTCTCAGTCATGCAGGAATCCTTTAGGGGGGTGTTCGAGTGCTTCCTCGATCATCAAACTAAATGCTGAGAGTTTAATGGGAAACCGAACTTCCCAATATCTTCCACATTCCCCGCAATGTATCTGCATTACTGCTCCGGATAGGCTATCTACTCCGCGGGCGTACAGCCTCCCCTTACATACTGGGCACTCGGTGTTCAACTTCATTTGAACCTCCCGTTCTTATCCCGTTTCTGCCTTTCCGTTTGTTCGGAACGTAATTGTTTTTCATGGGATGAGATTTCCTGAAAGAAAAAAGGAATTACTGTCCAAGAAGGATAGACGTTTGCAATGACATCCTCATCGGCTACTAATTTCTCTTTATTCAGCCAGCCGTACCGAACAAGATAAAAAAGCCTCTTCTTGCCGGTTGTTTCAAAATTATAGCGGTCGTCAAAATAAACTTTTTGTCCTTCGGGAATATACTTCATTCCCACGATTGCGCATGGAGCATCAGGAGCCTCCGTTTTACGGAAGACTCTGTTTTGCTTTCGCCAGCCTTCGGAAGAATTTTCGTAAGCGGAGACGGTGATACTAGCAGCCTTAATCACCTTTCCGATAAAATACAGGTGGTGTGCTTTCATTTTACTTCTCCTCTTGGTTATGCGGTGGCAGTGTTTTGATCTGCCAGGTTTTGTTCTTCCACTGTACCAGCCGGAACACATACTGTGGGAACTGGTCAGCAGCCACCTTGATCTTGACGTTGGCATCCTCCTGCATGAAACCCTTTGTTTCGTGAAACTCGATAGTTCCGTCCGGTAGCATCACCTCGAAGTCGGGTTTGTAGTACGTCCTGTCCGCCAGTTTCAGGTTATGCCGTTCATAGGCGAAGCTGTGGATCTTACCAGCAAGCTGGAGGGTACGCAGATGATCGTAATAGCGTCGTTCAAGGTTGTTCATACCGTCGGTTCTGGCGGTGCGACCGCGGGCACGCTTAAATATTACTCGTGGCATTTTTCAGAGATCCTCTCCGGTGATGTCGAGTTGTTTGCACCACGCCACCACCTGCTTCCGCAAGAGCCTTTCGGCGACAACTTTTGCCTCAGAGGCGGAGCCAAACGTAACGGTCTGTTGAAATTCGAGCTCGAAGGAGAATGATTCTATTCCCCAAGATCCGTCGTCATCATTTTGCAGGAGATAAACTCCCACGTCCTGACAGAGCATTGCTCCGTAAAGAGTAAATTTGAGCCGGGTCGGCTTCTCAATTTCCCATTCCATTTCAACCTCTTTCTTCATCGATTTTAGGGTGTCCTACTAACACCCATTCTTTGCGGGTTGAGTCCCAGACTATCTCCTGACGAAGTTTCACCGTCAGGTTCGTGTTCTCGATAAACACCGTGTAACCGATGGTGTTCATCTCTTCTCCTGAAAGAAACCCGACAGGTCACCCTTCTCATACATCTCCCTTACCTCATCGGCACAAAGAACGTGTTTGATGTTAGAATCATAGTATGAAGGAGTATTGTCTTTTACGAAATTTTTGTTGTTATCCCAGTCAAACAAACTGGAGATAAGAGCCCTTGCTTCAGGTACGTAAGGTAGATACAGCCAACAGGATATATTGCCTATAACATACCGAATATCCTGATCTGTAGGATTGGAGAAGACTATTGGCTCCCCGAACTCCCTTAAAGTTTGAAGAAGCTCCTCGTGAACAGTTGCGATAGGAGTTATCCCTTCCCTTATCCAATACATAGCATAAATGTTGGTATAGTCTTTGAGGAAAGACACATTTATGCTGCCAAAATACTCAGACAGAAAGTCAAGCTTGTCAAAGAATGACTTGAGACTATCCAATTTCGATAGTTCAGTTTCAATCTCTGCTTTTTTCTTCTCGTAGATACTCATTGTTTCTCCCTTAGTTAATTACCTTGAGCAGGAGCAACATTGCTCCTATGACGACTACGCCAGTGAGTATGTCTCCGATCAAACTAAAGAGTAGGATACAAAATAGTAGTTTTATCCCCATCATTCTTCATCTCCTATGCCTTTCTGTTAATACGACCAAGTGCTTAACTCCTTTTCATTAACCCTTAGTATGAAGTTACATTCACATACTGGGCAATAGTAGATATTGCCTGTATGTTCCCCCTCTCTAAACCTTGGAGAGTTATAGTTACAGTACGTTGTATCTACAACTTCCATATCTTCGATACTACAATTAGGGCAGTTCATTCTACCCTCCGTTATCGTATCAGTTCGAGCAGTAACAACGCCGCTCCGACAACGACTGCGCAGATGATCAACAAGTCGATCACCGTTCCACCCGCTGCGTATAGGTTAATCTTCATTCTTTGCCTCCTATAACTTGTTTAATAATGGCGAGTACGTCTAAGTCTTTTTTCTGATCCATTGAAAATTCCACGGCACTTGCAGCAATCTCCTTCACCGCCTTCAATGCCCACATCATTTCACGGGCACTCGCATACAGATGCCAATCGTTAGCAATTCCAATGACAGTCATATCCACCTCCGCCGCTCTCGCTGCCCCTCTGGCAATACACCACATCGCAGACCAATCGTGCTCCACAGCCTCCGCCGCTTTCATCGCAGACTTTTTAGAACGATCTTTACCGTTGAGCCAATCCTCCGCCCACTCTGTCCAGGCGAGTTCTGTATAAACAAGCATAACGGTACGGATTGCGATTTCGACCCGCTGTTCTATATTGATCTCAGGCAGCGGGATCTCTTCGATCAGGGTTAGGGACGAGCATCCGAGTTTTATCTGTCCATCACGGATACCGACCTTTCCCTCTGCTCGGTATAGACGAGGGTGGAAGTAGTGGATGTGGGTAGGGCTGAAAAAACTCGCTAAAAGAGGATCTTCGTACGCGTGAAGCCAACCGGATGAACAGATTCTTCCTACTCCTGGAGCAGTAGCCTTAATCCCAAGAACGTACTGGAAACCGCCATAAGCACGAAGGTTCTCATCGGTCAACTTGTATACTTTCACGGTTCTCTCCGGTGTTGCACCTGTGTTGCACCTGTGGTTAATCTTCATTTTCCCACCCATGTGCCGATAATTGCATTAAATCCATCAGATTCGGGGGACGAAGGAATTACGCCATTCTTGATCAAGATTTTATATCGCCTTGCTTCTTCTTTTATATTAAATTTCATGCTTATATTAACTATCTGATTCCCGGTATAAATTACCGATTTTCCCGGGAAAATGATCTGTGATCTCGATGAAGAGTCACATGGAGTTATGATTCTATAGAATCCCGATCTCGTCTCGGTAACGATATTGTTTGAGGACTCAGAGCTGATACTTGGATTATGATTCTTCGTCTTTTTAGCCATAATACTTTCCTCGTTATTGTCCTTCAGTTTTAAGATTCAAAGGATTATTGCATTCTGGACATGGAACAAGCGCAGAACCCATAGCACCAGGATAAGCATATCCCCATGTCACGAATTTTTTTCCCTTACAACGAGGGCAAACTATACGCTCAGTTATAGCTGCTGTGAAATTTCTCAGATAGCGGAGAGCTGTTTCTTTCGCTTCTGCTGTCCCAGGTTTTACTCTTTTTATATCAAATGAACCAATGCAAATAGCCCCAAACCAAACTGTTCCGGTGCTGGTATATTTCAATATCTTATCTGACTCTGCTAAAAAGCAAACATCGTCCAAGATATTCAATTCCCAAACTGTTACCGCAGGTGTCGTAAATGATCTCCACATTTCAACTTCCTTCTCGTTTCTGTTGTGGTCGCAAAAGTTATTCAACTTCATCAAGCGCACGTAATACCTCTTCATCGGATTCATCCCCGGGCCATGCGCCGATAATCGTATTAAATCCATCACTTTTGCTTGGTATTGGATTTGGATTGTTGGATAAATAATCCCATACAATATATTTTGAGGTTGATGAATAGTGCTCAAAACACAAGTACGTTCCTGAATTACCCATAGTTGTTGCACAATTTGAACAGCGCATATTGATCTCCTTTATTCTTTTTATTGTAGTAATCGAGCTAATCTTGTAAGCCCGATCCCGCCTCCAAACCGAGGTACCATAGGCAGGGCGAGGTACTGCTCTAGTTCTCGCTCTACTCTTGCCTCCCCAAACTTCTCAAACAGTAGGTTAGCGTACTCTCCGTCCGATACCGTGTAGAAGTTCTGTCTCATTTGTTCTGGATCGGTAGAGCGTTCAGCAGATCCTATGGTTTCCATTCCGTTCAGAATCACGTCGCATTTTGCGTAATTTCCGTCTTCATATCTTTTTATGTTCCAAAAGGGGTGAGACCTTTGCGGGGAGCCTACTAAAAATACAGTACCTCCATAATCTTTCAGGGTCATAGCTTCATGCTCTGCTTCAATAATTGAAGTGTTATATCGAGTGCATAATTCATTGTAGTATTTTATATGGCGGACAAAACTGTAGGGAAGTTCTAAATCCCATCCTAAAAAGTCAAGAAGATCTGCTTCTAAATGCAACAAATCGGATATTGTCCCAAACGATTCAAATTCAAACATAGGGAAGATTAGATCGTGTCTTCCCGCGATAGGGTTTTCTTCGTTCCTGTAACTCGTTGTGATACAGAACACTCCTGCTTCATTTTTAGCATTTGTTAGGAGCTCTTGTTCGAGCCACATTTGTCCGGTCTGCGGAAGCGGATAGAGCTGATTTCTGAAATTGAAAGTAGAGATAGTCTTCGGGTCTTCACAGGTAGCCAAGATGGAAAGGCGAGACTGTGCAGGAACTTCTATGAAGTTGAGTCTGGTGGAGAAAAAAGCTCTCAGGCTTTTAACTATTTTGTTGTAGGTGAAGATGTCATTCATCTTAATCCTCTTTATCAAGTGTGGTGGAACGATTGTTCGCCTAAAACTTCGCTACGCTTTAAGCGAGGCACATAGAAGCGTAGATTGTGTTTAACCTGTCACCTTTTTTTACCCCGCTAAAAAGTATCGCTACAGGGCTTAATTTTAAGTTTCCCTGTTTAACCCAAGCTCTTCCATTGCCAGATGACGACCCTTCGCTGTCAGTATCGCTATTCCCCGTTCTTGCAAGTCGTTAATCCCGATGCCGCGAGGTGAATATAATCAGCGTCTAAATTCGACTGAATGAAAAATCCAGGGATATCAGGCGTAGATAGTTCTTTTGCTACCATCTGCCTCAAAATTGCCCGTTGCGCACATGATAGATTAAACATAGTGCTCTCTCCTTCTCTTAGAATGGAATGACGTACTCTTCTTTTTGATAGCCTGCATGATTTTCCTGAGCAGGGGAGTTATTATCTAAGTCTTTTTCAAGAGACATAAACCTACCTGTGTTCTTATTAAAAAGCAGGTTCACGTGACCGGTTGGCCCCTCGCGATGCTTTGCGATGTTTATTTCTACTGGCTGGTTTTCCGGCTCTTCGTACCCGGGAGAATTTCGCTTGTAATATGCTTCTCGGTACATTAGCATCACAATATCAGCGTCTTGTTCGATGCTCCCTGAGTCACGAAGGTCAGACATCACAGGTCTTTTATCACCGCCTCTTGTTTCCAATGATCTACTAAGTTGAGAAACAAGTATTACAGGCACATCAAGGTCTTTTGCAATTCCCTTTATGCGCCGTGTTATCATTGAGATTGCGGAATTATCGCTTTGTGAATAGCGATCTCTGTCAATTAGCTGAAGATAGTCTATGATCAAAACATCAAGTTTATTCTGGAGCTTGAGAAGCCTGGCTGTTGTGTGGATTGTTGTCACATGTTGCGTGAAGGTATCGCTAATGTGGATCGGTAGTTCTGCTATTTGGGATGTTGTGGATGTAAATTGAGACCATTGTTCCTTGTTAATCCACCCGCGGTTCAGACTATAGGCTGGTATCCCCGAGGCAAGAGAAACTAATCTCTGACCTAACGCCCTTGATTGCATCTCAAGGGATAAAATAACTACGTGACTGCCTGCTTTCGCTGCATTGTACGCAAAATTCAGGGTTAGGGCCGTCTTCCCTACACTTGGGCGGGCGGCTATTATTATCAAGTCACCACCGCTAAACCCAAGCAAAAGGCTATCTATTGCGTTATATCCACACGGGATCCCCTTAATTCCGCTATTTCTTGATAGCTGTTCGGTATGTGTCTGCACGTCGAACATAACCTCTTTTATATTATGAACTTGAGTATGATTGGATTGCTGCGTAATTGATACCAGTTCTCCAATTACCCTATCAACAAGTTCACTTGGTTCTGTTTCTGGTTCAATCGCCTCATCAAGCAATCTTGTCAGGAGATATATAGACCTCAATTCAAACTTCTTTGCGACTATCTGAGCGTAATAGCTGGCATTGCGAGGAGTAGCGTTTCCCTCAGACAGTTCCACCAGGTACAAATCACCGCCAACTTCATTCAATAAATCCTTGCCCTTTAGGTACGAAGATACGGTAACAATGTCAATAGGCTTTCCGTTCTCGAAGAGACGACACATTGCCTCGAAGATAAACTGGTGTTTGCTCCAGTAGAACATCTTTGAATCGGTTATTATTTGAGAGACTGTTCCATAGGCAAGTCCTGACAATAAGCACGCCCCTAAAACCGCCTTTTCGGAATCAAGGTCAGAAGGCAATGGGTTATTTTTATTTTGTTTGGTCGGTTTCATCGTCTTTAAGCCGATATTGTGACATGATATATTCTGGCGTTTTGTAGTCCATAGCAGGACGCCCGTTTACAGCAGGTGGGGTAAAGCTAATTCCTATCTCTTCGGCATAGTCTTCAATTTCTAAAAACCATTTCCTACCCTTAGTTTTCCAGTTTTCATTGAGTTTCGTCAGTGTGCGCACGGTATCCTTAAAGCTGAACCCTTGTCGGTCATCCCCGACTATTACCTTGCACACAGTTACAACCCTGGCATAAGAGTATTTCTTAATCAATTTTTCAGCCTCTTGAATTTGTTTATCGCGGTTAATGTTTGAACCCCTGAAGGTTTCCATAACGTGTTCGGTAAATCTTCTTCCAATCCCATACGCCTCCGCCGAAGGGGGAGGAAGAGAGGGTTTGACTTTTATCTTTTTCTCTTCTCCTTCTACTCCTTCTTTTCCTTCTACTCCTTCTACTCCTTCTAGGATAGTGTGTTTCTGCGACGTTTCTGCGACGTTTCTGCGTCGTTTCTGCGTCGTTTTCTGCGTCAGGTTCTGCGGTGTCTCCATCTGGTATTTCTTCCAATTCACTATTGTAATTACTAAACTTACGTTCGTATTCTGCGTCGTTATTTGCGACGTTTTTTCTAGCTGGTTCAGAAATCGTTTTACTTTCGTGTTTGACCACATCCACCGATCAGCTAGATTGTGCATCGACCAGCCTACCTGACCGGGAAATAGATTGATATAAATACCACGAACTAGTATCTGACCAGGGTGATGGTTTGCCAACATTAGCAAATCAACCCACGCTTGCCCGCGGGTAAATTTTTCGGATAGCCACAATTTATTTGTAGCTAATTTTCGATAGAGTTTCAGCCAGGAAGTATCTTCATTCATAGGGGGACTCCCCAAATACACAATGCCGCACATAAACTGTTGCAACCCTACCAACACCATTAAGGAGTTCGGAAGGACAGCCTATGCGCGACATTGAGGGTTTGGGTCATAATCAGAGACCTTAATGGTTTTAGGGTTGCATTGGGAATATAATTCATTCAGAGGGGCAAAGCAACTACTTAAATTAAGCTCCTCCCTTTATCGCTTCGCGCCGCTCGATTATTCCACTCTTCTCGCATGTCCAGCATCGGTTGGTTAATGATCGCCACGTAGCTGATTCCCCACAACAGACACAAATCCCACTGTTTAAGGCAACGCTGCCGCCTTTGGATAAAATCTTATCCCGAGTTTGTTTGTGTACGGGATTTCTCTTCAAATGAGTGCTCGCTGTAGGCATTATTTTTCCTTTAGTAAGAAATCGTTATTGAGAACCTTGAAGGATAATCTACCTCTTAAAGTTTGAGAATAGATCTCAATTTGGGGACGAACCACAATTCCCTCTTGATGATTACTGGAGCTTGGGTATCTTCCCTTCGCTAATTCAAGAAGATCTTCAAGACTATAGCAAAAGGATTCGCCACGTTCTATAAGTGGCACAGCATTAAGCGGTAGTGTAGAAGACGAGCTAACATTAGCCGCGTTTATGAAACTATGAAGCTCTTGATAATTGAAGTACCTCTGTTCATCTATGCCAAATATATTAAAGATAAACAATTCTGCTGTTTTTAGTTCCAACCTGTTGTTTTGAATCTTCGGCCCACAAATCTCGCCCTGAATTGCAATGTTTTTATTAAACCTTTTCAACAATTCAATAATCCCGTATCTCCGAGCAATATCAACATACATGTTGTCATCGAACTTCCTTTCAGTAGTACGAGAACATACCCCACAATGATCATTCTTTTTATAGAAAGTAGAGGAAGTGCCATCGACCTTCATCGTGATATAATAGGGTAATCCCTTCATCTCGTTAAGCACTTTAAAACAGGATTGAATTCGGGTTTCGTCCGTCTTGGGAATAAATTCAGGGAATTTTCCAGCAGTATCTCCAAGAGCACACGAGGTTTCTGGTGGTGCATATTTTGTGATTTGCATAAGAGCTGTAACATCATCTCCGAGCACAAATTGGTTGGGGTAACATACAGAATCCAAAATAGATAGGGGGAAAATAATTCCCTGAGAAAGAACCCCACGTATTTTTTTTGTCTTGATACGATAGTTGTCTTTTTCTAAAAAAGAATACTGTGGAAGTGCAGGAAGCACACTATCTATCTCACAAAATACGCAAGAATCTCCAATCTGAAATTCTCCCCTCTTTGCCACTAACCGCCATCCCATAACGGTAACCTGTTCAATGAAATCTGAACCCAATATCGGTTGTATATCCGAGATCTGTTGAATTGTTGCCAATTTGCGTTCCATCTCATTCCCTTTCCTTGTGGCGTTTTAGGTGGAAAAAAGCAGGGGAGCCAGGTGGCAGGGTACTGCGCATGTGTTCGCACCCGACTCCCTGCGGAGTAGTAGGTTAATTAGGCGATTGAAACCTTCTTGTTCGCGTCTACCCAGAGCGTCTTTGCATCAATCATCTCTCGCACTGTGGACTTAATATCGTCTTGCGAATAGTCCACGGCAAAAAATGCCAGGAGGGAGTCCTTACTTACCGGTTGGTTCATTCCGATGTAATTCAAAATGTCTTGACGAATATCCACCGGTTTTGAGTATTCACCAGATGAATCTTTGGGGAAATTTGAAGTGTCGTCCTGAGCAGGAATCTGATCTGGATGAGTGTATAACCCATTCACAACAGGGATTTGCCACTCCTCCAGGTTCTTCACAAGGTGGGTAACTTGGATATTCTCTTTGATAAGAGCCTCCAAGAGTGTTTGTTGGCTCATGGCGTCTTCCGCCAGAATATCCAACACCCTCCCCTTGGTCATACGCATGACTGGCTCTTGTTTTAAGGGACTCGGAGAAGCTGGAGTAGTAGCATCAACCTTCATCTTTTCTTTGAGCCCTGCTGTTCCGTGTTTAGGTGGAGATGAATCTTCAGGAGCCAAGTCTCCAAGATTAAAGGCGTTCTCCGGGCTGATTTCATGTTCCTTGATAGCGGAATAAATATCCCGCAGTGTGACAACCTCATCGTTTGTGAGGTTGTCTAAATTGTGACCGAGGTAATTTTCGAGAACCCCAGCCTTTATCCCATACCCCAGGAATCCCGAAATAATACGGTTTTTCTGGGACTGGATATTCTCTTTTGAGAGTTCAATAATTGTCTCTTCAACTCCCAACTTCACAAATGGAGGGATTCCAGACAGTAGCGCATTACGGCGCGCTTTTGAGGCTGCTCGATCAACCTCAATGGCAAATTCATCCTCATCCATCTCCTTGACCTCGTAGGTCTTCTTGTTGTTCACGAGGATAGCCTTTCCCTCGCGGTCTTTCTTGATAACCCTCTTGAATCGCGAGACCACCTTGGGGACGCTGATCATCATATTGGTATCAATGTCAACGTAGATCCCCTTTACAGTAGTGTACTTTCCGGAATCTTCAATACTCGCCGTCCACACGCAATTCCCCCAGTGTCGGGCAATGAGTTCAGCGGTTCTGACTGTCAATCCCGATCCGCGATTCGGGATTTCGTAGCGCATGGGGCTTCCTCCCTCGCCCTTTTTCTTGGGGTCAGGGACGCAGAGTTCGGGAATGTTTTGCAATTCCTTGACCATCCCATTGTATGCCTTGAGTTCGTCCCGCTTCTTCATCTTCTGAAGTGCGGAAAGCATCGCACCTTCAACGCGCATAATCCCGCCCGAAGGGATAGACGACTCCATCGCATCGAAACTTTCCTCAGCATTGCGGTCTTCGGACATCTTTTGAATCCGCGCGCTGATACTTTTGTAAACCTCTAACTTCTTTTCTGGAGGCATTTTACAATCCTTTCTCCGTGTAGCGTAATGCACGGAATGAGACTTCCTTGACAGCATAAGCCTTTCGCTTCTGTTCATAATACGTAATTGCGGCTTGCGATCCGAGCATAATTCCAGCCTCGGCATCTCCCAGGGCAAGCAAGACCTTTTTCTTGGCGGAATCCTCCTCCTTTTCTGCCTTTTTTAACAACTCCACTGTTTCCCGCCATTGGGAAACAACATGGGGTGAGAGTTCCACAACTTTTTCCGCTCGCCTGCGCACTCTCTTGAGGGATTCCATTGATGGCAACACATCGGGAGGTGGAGTGTCTGCTTGCACATTGTTGAGCCAAAAGCTCTCAATCTTTCTCAGCAAATCTTCCTCCAACTCTGGGTCTGCCAGTACACTGTACATTGCATATCCCCGTCCGCCTAGAAGTGCTGGGACATGGCAAATCCCTGTGTTGGTACAGTGTAGTTGTATGTGAGCTTGGACAAGATAGAGCATAGGGATTTCATCCGTCCCTGGCTCGCCCCACTCCGCTGTTCGGAAGGATAACAGACCAGCGGTTTTAGCTTCTACAGGCTCTCTTGTTCCCCGCACCTGACCGTCAAGTGTTGAGACTAAATAACGCAACTCTCTCGATTGCACCTCCACATTACGATCTAACACCCCCAACTCTCGCTCAGCGTAATCGAGTAGAACTGGCTCGAGGTCATTGCCGAGAGTAACTGCCTCGTTGTGGCGTTCTTCTCCCTTGTCCTCTAACCGATCTGTTTTTTCGAGCCAGATGTCATAAGCGGATTGCCAGGGGTTTACCCCGACAATAGCTGATACATCGGAAGCTCCGATTCTGTTTTTTCGAGCTGCCTTTTGTTCTTTAGTTAGGCTCATGGTTCGCCTTATCTGTGGCAATTAACTTTTTTTCAGTGGCCATTAACTTTTCAACCTCCTCATGGTGCCGGACAATCGCCCGTGCGAAGTCCGTGTCGGTACGCCGGTACTCCTCGATGTGCCTGGCAAGGTCTGCTTCGGAACAGTTGTCTGCCAGGTGGTCGTATACGTTGTACACCTCCCTCTGTCGGGCGATGATAATAGGGTCAATCATTGATTCTCCTCTTTTAAAAGTTTGTTGAAGCTGTTCCACCATCTTTTTTACTAGACAGGAAGGTTTTCAAGCTCTTCTTGGAGTTCGGAAATTGTCCCCAGGATTGCTATTAACATTCTAACCCGTTTACCTGCTGGATGCGGTGACTTCCGTTTGAGGATTTCAAGCTCCTCCGCTGCCTCTTTTATGAGTCTTAAGGCTTCCTTCAACTCTTCTTCCATCGTTAACCCCTTTCATTGTAGACGCACCGGCATAATCAGCATCAGGAAATCTTCCCCGTCTGCCTGTTCCAACGGTTTAACAACTGCCGCCTGAGTCACACCGCCCACTTCCATCACCATTTCTTCCGTATCAATCTGTTTCAGTATTTCCAGCATGTAAGCCGCGTTGTAACCGATCTCTTTTTCCGTGCCGTTGTAAGTCGCCGGGATACTTTCCTTGCCCTGACCGCCCAGCTCGATATCCTCCGCTGTGATTTCCAGTTTATCCGCAAAGAGATGGAAGACAATTTGCTTGCTGACGGGATTGGAGAAGATCTGCGCACGCTTCACAGCACGAACCAGGTCGCCTGTCTTCACGATCAGGTGCTCTTCGATGTTCTGCGGAATGACGCTCTCGTAATGCGGGTACTTTCCCTCAATCAGACGTGAATACAAAGTAGCGTCCTGCAATTTCAACACGACCTGGTTTGCACCTATTGTCATCTGCACACTGCCTTCCTTCGGCAGGTTACGTCGCACCATATCCAGCGCTTTCACCGGGAAGATCAGCTCATGTGCCTCTCCCTCGTACTTGAAGGTCTGGTCAAAAATCCGCACCAGACGATGACCATCGGTTGCCACCGCACGTATCTCCTGGGGACGGAACTGGAAAAATACTCCCGTCAATGCGGGACGCAGTTCATCACGTGACGCCGCAAAGGTCAGCCGTCGAATCATGCCGTCCAGTTTTTCCGCAGATAAAGAAACCTGTGTGGCTTCCACCACCTCCGGCAGACTGGGGAATTCCAAACCCGGGATGCCCGGCACCTGGTAGGCACCCGCTCCAGCCTGCATCTGCAAATGGTTACTTTCATCCATCCAGCATTCAATGTCCAGTCCTTCCAGTTCACGAGTGATATCCCCGATTTTTTTCGCCGGCACAGATAAACTTCCATCTGTTTCGCCCTGTACCTCAATATCTGTAAGGATAGTCACTTCCAGATCCGTGGCGACCATGCGCAGACGGTTCCCTTCCAGTTGCAGCAGTATGTTGGAAATGATGGGCAGTGTCGCTCTACTCGGCACCGCGGCGGCGATACGGTTGAACGCCTCGATAAAATTGGTCTGGGATGTTGAAAATCGCATTATCTACTCCCTCCCATCAATAAATTTTTTGAAACTGTCATACCAGGGGCTCTTTATTCCCACCCCGTAGGTTTTGCCTCCTGTGGTCGGGGAAGCGTGCCCTCGTTCCCACTCGTAGAGGGTGTGCTTTGCTGGTGGCTGTGTTCCACGGATCACCGCCAGCCGCAAACCCAACAATTTCCTACTCCCGCACAGTAAGCGGGCGTTTTTTACCTGTTCCGCTTCAATCCTCATATCAATCCTCCTAACGTGTTGCGCAAGCCTTTAGTCTGCGCGTTATTACTGTCACGGTATTTCATCGTTGTATCGATGTGCTTGTGCCCTGCATGAATCTGCACCTCTGCGAGCGACAAGCCGCGCTCTGCTGCTATCCTGTCAACCTCTGTGATGGAGGTGTGTCGGATGCCGTGAGGTCTCAGGTTAATTCCAATCTCTGAGCCATACTGGGACACCATTCTCCAGACAGATGCTCCCGTCATCCGCTGCCCGTATGAATTTGGAGACAGGGAGACGAACACCGCCTCCGCCGTGTCAGGGCTGAGTTTCTTCCACGCCTGGAGAGCTGTGGCTGCGGATTGCGACAGAGGGGTGGTGCTTTTTTCCCTGTGTTTTTTCCGAGTCACAGCAATTTCTGAGGGATGGATGTTGATCCAGTTGAGGGAGCAAACTTCCTCCCGCCGCAGCCCGAGGTCGAACAGGAGCCTCAGGATTGCATAATCCCGAACCCCGCGGACAGTTGCCTGATCCGGCAGGGCAAAGACGTCTCGTAGCTCTCCAATCTCCGGGCCGCGGTTGTCTTTCCGCGGTTCGCTCTGGACACCTTTAACAGATAGCCTCCAGGTCGAAACTCCTACCTGGTTAGCGAGATCCATGAGTGAGCGAATCGCCGCCAGCCGCCGGTTGATAACCGAGCTGGATGTCCCCGAGTCGATCATGCTGTTGCGGTAGCGCAGAACCAAACCGTTCCCCTCCGCGGATGTGAGACCCAGTAGGGTATCCGCAATTTGCGCGGGGTGAACCTTGCACCACTCTGCGAACTGTCTGATGTCGCCCTGGTACGCCCGTACGGTTAGAGGGCTCTTGCCTCTGATCCACTCATCCATGAGTGAGGCTTGAGCCAAGCCCGCCGCTTGCGCTGTTGTAGAGATTAACCCTTTTTCCATCTCCATCTCCTCGGTTTGTTCTGTCAATATATTCCCTCCAGGCTGGACTTTCAAGCCCCGCTGTCCGTCCTCTGGAGCTATAAGACCATTTTCCCGGCGTCAGCAAAATGGTCTGAATACAAAAGGAACCCTCCGATATGCCATCTCGGAGGGTTTTAGTTTACTGATGGTGAGCTTCGAGCCGGCGCCATCCAGGACAGTATCCCCTGGTGGCGGGTGATTTCAGGCAGCGGCGATCCCGAGCCAGCATCTTCTCGACTGCTGCGTGGTGCGCCACGATTCCCCTGGCGAACGATGTATCTATGTGCCTGTACTCCTCGATGTGGCGTTTCAGATCAGCCTCGGAGCAGTGTTCACAAAGATATTCGTATGCTAAATAAACCGACGACTGCGGGCGCGCTATGCTGCCCAGCAGACGGTTAGCAAATTGTACTTCAGTCATCTCCTACTCCTTGGTTTGATTGCCCACGGCTTATGTATAGCGGTTGCCCGCCGATATCAAACGATCCTGGGTGGCTAGCCCCCTAAGGCTATAATGATCCGCCAACTCCATCGCGGATTTTATAGATCCTGTAATATCTTGTATCCACGTCCCATGCACATAGTTTAGTGCAGGGGTTTCGTTGTAAACAAAGATTATAGAATACTTCATTTCCTACTCCTCTTCGTAAGGGCGTCCTGTAGGACAGACTGTCCATGGACGCAGGTGGTAATCCGCAACAACCACCTCCCGTTCCTCGCGCCAGAGGGTGACGCAGCCAACTGTGAATGCTATGTCGGCAACGTTAACATCCTGCTTGATAACAATTTCACCCCACTTGCGAGCGAACTCGTAAGAAAGAGTCCAACTTGTCAGGTGCTGAATGGAGACACGGTCAACGGCGACAGGGTGGCCCGCATCAATTTCGCCTCTGTTCACACCGCGCCAGAGGGTGACGCAGCCAACTTTTGTCGACAACGGGAATAGCCGTTTAAAACCGGCGATCCCCTCCTCAGCGTACAGCTCTAATGCGGGTCTGAGGTTACCGGTCGCCCACGCATAGATGTATCTCACGTGTGGCGTGACCTGGATAGGCCATGATTCCCTCGATCTCATTTTCCTGCTCCTTTGGTTGTGTTTCAGCCGGCACCCGCCGGCTCCTGTGACTCCCCTCGCGGGGAGATCCACTCATCTACAGTTTTCTATACCACCGTGTACGTGTAAAACATCACTGTAGTTGTGAACTTTATAGGGGCTATGTCAGCCTCATATCGTTCACATATTTTATTATTAAGCGTAAGTACTAACGCTGTTTCGAGGAGTCTTTTTACCTCCTCTGGATTGTACCCAGTTATACTTAAAGTATTGTCTTCATACACGAAGACTTTCGTATCCGTGGAAGACGACCAAGTATCCAACTGTAACGTCATTGGATACTGCTGTTCCGTTGTCTTTATCCAACTAAAAAACTTTTTTAGCTGGATAACTTCTAACCATTCTTGGTTAACAGGCATACTTGCCTTGACAAGGAATACAACACCCTTCTTGTTTTCATCAAAGTAAAACTTCATTTTTCCACTCCTTTTTCGGTTCCCCGCCGGCACCCGCCGGCTCTTCGCTCCCCGCCGAGGAGTTGAACCTCGGATACACCAAGCGGGGAGATCCGCTCTCTAGAGCTCGTCAGACAGGAAAAACTGCCCGTCAGCAAAGACATAGACTCTATCCTCTGAGTCTTTGATCGATATAAATCTTGAAAAGATCCCGCCGCAAGAACAATCAGACATTCCGCATAACTTGTTGTCTGCGCGTTTTATACTCCGAGCCGACATTGTCATCGACTCTGTTGATACCACAACACTCGCGGAAGTGTTGTGGAAAGTATTTTCAATGGTCAACTTCATTTTCATCTCCTCGTTGTTTTTCCGCCGGCACCCGCCGGCTTTAGTTCCCCTTAAATGATGTATATTTCCAGGTCGAAGGCATCCCTTTGAATTATCCACGCAAATTCTTCATTAGAATTTGCTACTTGCTTTGCAAATTCTAATGCTCGGAAGTAGAGCAGCGTCCTAATCGCGGATAAAGCATTTTCACTCTGGAGAAGATCATAATTCAGGCGTCTCTGTTCCAGTAACCATTTCCAGATGACGTCTTGCATAGCCAATTCCCAAATCCTTGATTCAAACTGAACTACCTGTGACTCTTTGGCGGAATCTATTCCTACCAAGTTGATGAATACATCTATTTGCCCGCACCACATTTTCCAATCTCCTTTTTTTCGTTTTCCTCGCCGGCATCCGCCGGCTTGTTGATCCAAGATACTCATTAGCATATTGCCTGTCAATAGCCTATCTCTCCTCGAGACTCTCCTCGGCCTGCGCACCGCCGTCCGCTCCCCGCAGCCTGGTATACCCAGCGATTAGCTGCTGAATAATCGGATCCGCCGCCGCAGGCTCGGAGAAGAGACTCTCCTGGTGAGCGTTATCCACAGGCAAGAGCCGATAGTACGGATTAAACGCCTCCGCGAGAGCCGCCGCCGTCCGCCTGCTGGGAGACAACTCGTACTCCCGCCGGGCGAGCCTGAAAGCCTCAATAATAGCCTCCTCAGAGGTTAGGTTCTTAAAGTTCATCAGAAAGGTACCTCGTTGAGGGGAACCTTGCTCTTCTGCTTCACCTTATAGCAACGTCCAGTCTCGTAAGTCTCCGTCTCTATACTGTTAGAGACTGGTATTTTCGTTCCGAGGGACTCGAGAGCGTCCAGGAGATCACTTTCGAACGGGTTGCGTATCAACCCCGCCTCAAAAGCGGCTTGCGCTACAAGGTCAAAAGCTACAGCGTTAGAGTTAGTCCTGGAGGTACGAAACCGCGGCGGGATTCGTTTATACTCATCAGCAATTCCCCCCCCGCTACGGATCAGTATAGGAGCAACTTTGCCACCATACTCTCGCCTTAACCAGGACTCGAGCTCGCTAACAGTATCGGAGCGAGAAACGGTGTTCTCGCGCACTAAAAAAGCAGGGAGAGAAGAGTTCCTGTCTTCCTGCTTTAACCAATAAGCCCTATATTTAGGGCTATAGACAAAGCCGCTATCTATAGCAACTTGCTTATCAAAGCCACCTCGTAACCACAGGAGATTGCCGACTCTGTGAACTATATACCTACAGTTCACCCGCCGCGCTGTAGACCTACTCCAAGGCTTGTCTTTCATCTCTCTATTCCTATTTTAGTTTCCTGTAAGCATCCCTTGTGAGAGGGATGCTTTCGGCCCGGTACCGCCGAGCACTCATCAGACAGGCTAACGCTTATCCTTAGGGATTGGGACAAATACGTTTATCCCAAGCGAGGCCTCGCTCCCAGGGATAGGGATAATCCCCTCGCTGGAGGCTACAATAACGCTCTTACCTGTACTACTTGCGCCGTACTTCTTACTCAAGTCAATCGTTATGACTAACGTTGAGCCGTTGACTTCGAGGGTTACGTTCTTCATCTCCTTTAGTTCCAGGACTGAGTCTCTGGAGTGTAACTACTAAAGCTGTTGTCAAAACTGTTCTCAAACACAGCGGGTTTATCCACGTCAATCGGGGTAACAGTATACTCAGAGATCCTTAGGATCCCCGAATATCCCAATTTTCTCTCGGAGATCCTGCAATTCTCGAGCGGAATAGGATATGAGTATCTCACTCCACTCCACTCAGAATAAAAACCAGTGACTATAATGCTGTTCTTCATCTCATTCTCCTTTAGGTTAGCAGGCTTCTTGAACCAAGATACTCATTCTATATGCTATTCGTTTTGACTAACCACTCCAGCCACCTTGCCTCGGCGGCCTCAATAGACGAAAATATCCAGCCAAATCTGAAGTTGTGATCAGTCTCAACCTTGTTGAGTATCAACCCCTGCCATCTGATTTCAGGCACCTGTCCTGCCTTTACTACTATCCCACTCACTATATCCCCGCTCGTCCTGCTCGTGCGCCAGACAGTGTAGACAACTTGTCCATGTACCAGATCCTTCATTGTTGCTTCCATTTCCTACTCCTCTTAGGTTGTTGTTGAACTACTGTTGAACCAAGATACTCTCTGCTATATTGCGAGTCAATACCTACTCTGTCTCCTCGAGAGACCAGGATTAGAGCTTGCGAGCAAGAAAGTCGTCTATGTCTTCAACTAATCCTGATCTCACCATCTCCAAGAGTTCCTCTCGGAGATATTCGTGCGCAAACAAAAAATCCTCGAGGTCAATCACAGGGATCCAGTACTTGCAAGCGATCCCTAATTTATCCATTAGACAATTAGCTGCGAGACGGTGGGTCCCATTAATTGCTACCCCCCCATCGTTGATAATCGGCGGGATTGACTCTCCGCGCAGTGCTGCGCGCACAAGGTGTCGCACGTATTGCCATGAGGCTATCTCATGCAATGCCTCTACCTCTGACCCATACTCAATCCCCATCACTGGTGTGTAATACTTCATTTTCCATCTCCTCGGTTGTTGGGTTAGCCTCTCTAACCCTGATGTAAGGTACTGCTCTGTGTATTGCGAGTCAATACCCTGTCTCTCATCGAGACTCTCATCGAGACTCTCCTCGAGAGACCAGCCCCACCAGCGTTACTAATTTAGACTCTGTCTTACCTTAGACTCTGTCTAAACTAAATCTATACTATTTAGTAAGGATTTATCAGCACGCCCCCTATATCTTGATATGTAGATGAAGATATCAAGATATCGGGCTATGGTCGCTGCGGCAAGGTGTGGCGATTTTGATACAGTGTGGCAATTTTGATACAGTGTAGTGAAACGCTACTCTGACGCCACTTCCAGGGATTGTGTAAAGTAATTCCCGAATTGTTTTACACTCTCTTTATATGAGGTACGCGTGCGCGTGCGTGCGATTCATCATTGTTTTGTAGGAGCGATAACGTTCATTATATCTCGTTAGATCGCTATCCGTATCCAGCTAAATTATTGTAAATTATACACTTGCGCGGTCGTGCAGCAGGTACCACGCACCGAGTAGCATAATGCTACAATGTAGCAGAACGATACTCGTTTTGAGTAGCATAACACTACAATGTAGCGGAACGCTACTCGACCGGGGGTATGCCGGCGACCACCGCCGGTCACCTACGTGAGGTATATCAACCTTGATCTCTCCGGACATTCCTCATGTGGGGTTGTATTATATGGGTGGATGTTGTGGGGATTGGGTTTTTATTAGTAAGTCAGGGTTATGTGTGTGGGGCATTTTCAGTAAGTGGTTTTATTTTGAAAGTGAACGGTGTTATTTTAGGATTATGTTTATTTTTCAACAGTTTAGGATAGTGCTCTTAATATAGGATTCACAACGATCACTTTGATCACTTTGGGTATGTATTATACTGATAGTGAATGATGAGAGTTGAAAGTGAATGGTTATCTTACGGGAGGGAGTGTAGCTACGACAAGGGTTTGTTGGTTGATAGTGAACGAAGTGATCGTTGTGAATGGTATTAAGGAAAGTGTGAATTAACCGTTCACTTTGGCATTCACTTTGGATTTTCATTTTAGTTGACGCGCGGAGGCCGAGACCTGTAGGGCGCATGTAGTGTTCCGCGCCTGGAAGGTCTTGGCAAGAGAGTTGTTGACTTTTCTTTAGGGAGGGGGGGTATTGACACAATGGGCATATTTGGGTATGGTAATGGGTGTGGGAAAATAAGATTGGGTGTTTATGTGGTGGGGGACGGAACTATCCGGAATTGCCGGTTAGTTGGATTGACGTAGTGATATTATTTTCCCCATCTCACGCCTCGCCGGATTTTGTTATAGGCTCGGGTGAACAGAGGATCCCGGTAGCAATCACAAACCCCAGTACCAGCGCGCCTATAATTTCTTGTATGGTGATCATCATAGCGTTCTCCGTTTTAGGCGATACAAATTGTCGTCACTTATTCGGAAGTGATGGTTGTTTGTGCCTTTATTTCAAACACGCGTGTTCGATCTATTTCCAAGTCGTGCATTAGTTTCAATGCGTTTTGGCGGGCTTGTTGAATCGTGATTGGTTTTCGTGTTCCATTTATTGCAGGGTCGGGGTTGTTATTTTTAAGCCAGGTCATTATTTTTTTAATGCTTAGTGGCGGGCAGTTTTCTTCTCGGAATACGTAGATTCCTGTGGAGCGATCAACTAGCAATACTGCGAGGGCTGGTTCGGTTGGAGAGAATTCGATTTCAACCTCTCGTGTGTCAGTTCCGAGTTCAAATTGTGCTCCGCCTTTATTGGTGGGGAAGACTTCAAGGTATTTAAGGCGGGTGTAGAGCTTATATGGGATAGCGTTAAGGATTCTCAGCAATAGTTTATCACAGTGGCAGATTGTTTCTTTCGTCACACCTTTTGTTTGCTCTCCGTTCCATCCATCCTTCAGCTCTGCGAATTTACTCAATTCAGCACTGAGCGCATTGTAGTCGTCGAGGTTTTGCATTATCATATGGCTCACAACTCCTTCACAAGATTGTGGTTTATTTATTAGCTACAAGGCTATTTGTGGATCACAGAAGGTGCTTTTATGATCCACAAGAATTAAGAGAAAGACGCTTCCGCATCTCTACATCTTTCCTGTTTATGTGTTTAAGGTAGAGATAGCAGTACGAACTATTCCCTGCTTCTAATATGGCGTCCCTTAATGGTTTTAGCGAGCGTTTATCCTTCTTTGACAGGGACTTATACCACATTTCTATCTGTTCCCAGCACCAATTAAATTGGATTTGGTTAGCGAACTCCGGGAGTGATAACTCTTCCAGAGCTTCTTTTAGCCATATTATACTTGCGACAAAAGGTCTCATTTTTTCTTACCGCTCATGATTGCGTGCAGGATTGCAAATCAAATGCAGAATTGCAATAGCATAGAAAAGACAAACCCTCCCTAGTGGCTGACACGGTATCTCAAGGCTTTATGCCGAGTTCGTCGTTTCAGTGGTTCGGGAGGGCAAGAGTCTAATTGACAGGGAAGAATGTTCCGTCAGTGTCTTTGATAATCCAAGTTCCCTTGTTCGCACAAACAACTGTTCCGTCTTTTGTCTGAACCTGGACATATTCTCCCGTTGGGTTATTGGGCGTCGGTTCGAGAACGGGGGATTGAATTATTTTACCACCTGACCATCGTCTTAATTCCCATCCGTTTGACCCTGTGTATTGGATAGCCTCAACAATCGGCATTATATTTTCCATTTCTTGATCTAAAAATCCTCCGCTGGTTTCCAGATCTGCTCAACCCAGCGGAGGTTCATGCTATTAACGGGCACATCAAATAAACCGCTGATTTGCCAGGCTGGCTCAACGACAAGCCTCTGTGGATTCGTGGGAGATAATTAAGCAGAGTTGGTGTCATTGTAGTAGACACGCTCGCCTCAGGACTTTTGTCTTACCTGCTCATTGCACGCAAAGTACGTAATATAGTTGCGTACTACAATGAGGTACTAACTCATGCCGTTAAGGCGGATGTTGGTGCCTATGGCTTATAGGCTCACCCTCCGGGTTGACTTCGGTATTTCTATTGGTCATGTCCCTGACCTCCTCTATGTTGCCTGAAAAATCCCCGGGAAGCCGGGGCAAGAAGAAAAGCTTATAGATAATGTATGGAACCAGCAGGTTCTTTGTCAAGGGTGGAAGTCTCCATTAGAGTCGTACCTTCGCGATTCTTGAAATAGGGAACCTGAAAAGGGCGATCATCAGAGAATCCCTGTTTGTTTTCCAGCATTGCGATAGCTGCTGCTATTGCACCCCAATCTTCCAATATAACAAAGACACAATCTTCAATATCAGGCGACCACCTCTCTAAAGGGGATGCCTCATTGAATACTATACTGAGGACTTCGTGTTCCTTCATTCCCGACCCATCTCCGAGGTTGTAATCAAGAAGGGCTCTGTATACGTAGTGAATCATAGTGGGATTAACTATTATTGGCTCAATAGTTGCTATCCCATTGTTAAAGATAATCCCTGATAAAATCACGTTGTTACTCCTCCATATAGGACAGATCTGGCAGGGCTTGCGCTTTAAGCTCTTTCAGTTTTAGTTTCAACACTTCACGTGCCTCTTTTTCGTATCTCCTGTTGTGTCCGTGGAAAACGAATGTTGTGTGTTTATTGTTGGGAAGATCGTCCGCAAAGACGGTGATCTCAACAAACAGGCTTCTTATCGGTAGAAGGAATGAAGCATAGAGTTCTGGCTCGTATGGCGAAACAGGATCATGGCACTCGTCGTTAAATACCCCATCATAGGCAGCGACCAGAAAATCAACTGCTTTCTTGTGTGTCACCAATATCCGCATTTTGCTTCTCCTGTTGTGCCGCCTTCTGACTTCTGTATTCTTCAATAAACGTATCAAGGGAAGAGCCGTGCCCTTTTATCCAGATGAGAATACGTAACAATAGGTTATACATCTCTGCTGTAAACCCGTGTGAAAGAGATGTCTGAATAATATAATTGTGAAACTTTGCTGTTCCCTGATCGCTAAGGTCAGGAATATAATTGCCACCAACCATGAAATACTTGAGTTCAACTACTTCTTCTTTATAGACGTCGAAAAAACACATTGCACTACTAAGCATGATCTGAAGTACCTTCTCGTAGGTTCCGCCAATATCGCTTAGAATTACATCTGGCGGAAATGCTATGTCCGAAAATACAAGATCAATGTCAGAAAGGGAGCTGATAAATATGCCATCTATTTCAGGAGAACTATTCCTGAGTTCGGGAGTTATTTCCTGGAGACCCCACCACCAAGCCGCTATCCTGTCTTCCTTCCAGTTTTCAATTCCAGCAATGCGCAACACCTCAGTTATTTTTTCAATGTTCATCTTTCACCTTTCTCTTCTATAGGAATGAATCCCCATGCAACGGCTTCCATTTATGCTCCTAGTTGACGGTATGTTGCAGGATTAGGGTTTTGATCTTGCTATTGGGAATAAAGGTGTTTTTCCACTCACTCTCGTCCTCCCCGGCAGTGACATACTGCTCCTCTTCGGTTGTCTCATCATCGGGGAAATACCAGGTATGGGGTGGGTTTTTGTTTGATAGTCCTAGCATAATCGCGGAATGTGAGGCAAATCTGCTTCGCTGATCATTTTTAATATGAGGAGTTTTCACCTTTTATCCTGTCTTTCTTCATAAGGGTAATACATGCAATGGCTATGTCCCTGACAAAATCAGGATCGGGGCTTGGTAATTGTTGAAGATAATTATATCTCGCCCGTTCGACTCCATTGGCATACCCTTTATATGCTGGAGTCATGGCATATTTTTCGTAAGTATCAGGAATATCTGCAAGAAAGGATCGAAACGATTCCATCAAGACAATATACGCCTGTTCTACATTGACACATTGTTTTTTTTTAACAATCTCTTCACAAGATGGGTCATCATATTTTTCGTAAGAACCAGTATATTCATCATCGGAATGATTGCACTTGGGGCAAATACCATCCACGAAGGTCTTGCGTAATCCGTGCAATCCAACGAGGTAATGGTATCGCTTCCCTGTTGCGTAGTTGGACGGCAGCTCTTCCCATGCCCTATCACATTTTGAGCAATAGAACGGTCTCCGTCGATCAGGCTCTTTTCTATTTCTACTCAAGTGCTACCCTTAAGGCATTCCAGAACTTATCAATCAGTTGCTCCTGTTTTTGTTTCCCAACAAACCAATGCCATGTAGCGCAATCCTTTAACTCCTGGCAAAGAACATATTCTGTAGATTTGATAGATGGAGATTGCTCGTCTATTGTCTCAACCCTAAGATATTTATCTCTCCTGCTATCTTGCATTGGGGTAGTTATGACTATTTGTCTGGCATCAATTCCGCACGTGAACTCGACCGTATCAATGTCATTTAATAGCATGTCTGTATATTCAGATACAGATAGAATATCATTTAATAAACTATCCATCCATTCCGCCCTGGCGGATGTTCTCAACGCTATTTTACCTGAATACTCCAGAAACACTTCGTGTTGTTCAGTTGTCATGTTAATTCTCTCGGTTTAGGTGCTGCAATAAAATTACGTTGAGCTGCGCTCCAGAATAGAGGTTCTTTACCGATTGATAGGAGATGGTTATAGATTTTTCTATACCCAGAAGTAGAAATGGGAATGTGATTATTAAGAATTGACTCTGGGGGTACGTTTTCCATTACTTTATTCCTTACTAAATAATCCTCTCTCCCTATTACATAATCGCATTCAAGCACATACCTGTTGTGCCCTGAGTTAATCATCCCAATTATACCAATATATTGACTATCGAAGCTATTACATATAGGTTCGATATAATAGAGAACCCCTAGTGGGATAGGTTTAGCCTTTCCGCTTGCCTCGCACTCAAGGGCATCTTCCATATTATCAAAGTCCCGGTGGCAAATGCCGCATCTATAATACGTGACTTGGTTCATGCTACAATTCCTCCTTTTTCCAGGTTAACTCCAGAGAATAATGTAAGCCAGAAACCCGATGCACAGGCTTGTCAGGATGCAGTTGAAAATCAATGACTGCAACAATTCAGTTTTCCGTGCCTTGATCATGGCATCATTCAATTCCTTCATGCTTCTTTGATGTTCCATCTCCCCAGCACGCCACGATTCCAAATACGCTGTATACTTGGCGGTGACGTTCTCTGCATTGATTGGCTCTTCGTTCATTTTTCCCCTCTTGTATAGCCACCATGTTTGACCTTGCGTATCAACCCTAACCGGGCAAGTTTCAGAACTATATGTCTCACTGAATTTGTGGGTAATTTAAGTTCAATAGCAATATCAGCAGGACTGACTGGCTCCTCGTGCTCCCCAATATAATTCAGAATTCTCTTTTGTTCTGGCGACCGGCTACCTGCCTGAATCTGTGACTCTGTTTGCTTATTCAGGATACGCCATTGACACTCCTCGCTATTGTATGAAGCGGAATATGAATCACTTTCCAAATCCCTTCCCCTGACATGCAGGGTAGCTAAATTATTGTCAGAATGTTGGAGCACGATCATTGTATCAACAATCCCAGTTAATCCAAATGTCCCTGAGATACCCGAGAAGGGATCATCACTTTCGCTCTTGCGGATATGGTGAATCATGAGAACACAGAGATGATTCTGGATCGCTGTTTTCTGTAGAGGTGCAAGGAATTGTGAGTCCAGATCATACTGACTCGCCTTGTCTTTTTGTCTTCCCCGCAACCGTCCCATAGTGTCAAGCACAATCAAACGGAGGTTGCCGTGTTCATCAATGAATTTCTGGAGATCCTCTTCGCCACCATGCAATAACGGTTTCCAGTTTGTTGTCAGAAACAGATTCTCTGTAATTGCCAGATCAGGGTTTGAGGCGGTGATCTGTCTGATTCGATTCTGTAGCCTTGATTCCCCGTCTTCCATCGCCACAAAGAGCACTTCTCCGGTTTCCGTTGGGAAATAGTTCAGGGCGATTTCCCCATTAGCGACAGAGATTGCTATTTCTAATGCTAAATAAGACTTCCCGCTCTTTGGTTTTCCCGCTAGTATAGCTAACCCCTCGGGCAAAAGTCCCTCAACAGCCCAGCGCATGGGAGGCAAACTTTTAAGCATTAGCGACTTTGAGGTTATCAATACGCAATCCGATTATTGAGTTTGCTCCACGAGCAAAATGTTTAGTTGAAGTTTTACCTGAAAATACCTTATCTTAGGGGAGTAAACAAGAACAAAAAGTGCTCCACGGGAGGTTAGACAATGGTGAACAAGGTTATTCTAGTAGGTAATGTGGGAAGAGATCCTGAATTGACATACTCGCAGACTGGGACACCGTGCTGCAAGATGTCTCTTGCCACGTCTGAGAAATATAAGGACTCCGCTGGCAATCAGCAAGAACAAACGGAATGGCACTCATTAGTTATCTGGAAAAAACTTGCAGAAATCGCTAACGAGTACGTCCGCAAGGGCTCGCAACTCTATATTGAGGGGAAGATCACGTATCGGAAGTGGGAAACAAAGGACGGAGAGAAGCGAAACTCAACTGAAATTGTGGTTTTGCACATGAAAATACTTGGTGGTTTTAATAAGAAGGAAGAGAATGCAGTGGAAAAGAAAACCGCGGCACCACGGTCTGTTGCTACACAACCCGAGCAAAACGAGGGTGGCAAAGAAGAGGATTTGCCATTCTGATGAAGACTATCTTTCCGACTAATCAAGTCCATTGCGCAGATTGCATGAAGATACTCCCCTTACTCTCTGCGGGGAGTGTTAATTCAATTATTACAGATCCACCGTATGGGATAGACTATCAATCGAATCGAAGGGTAATAACCAAGAGATCAGATAAGATAGTAGGGGATGCTGCGGTATGTGATAACGGCTTTTTAAGTGAATGCTATCGTGTGTTATCTAACGATAGCGCAATGCTATTGTTTACTCGTTGGGATGTTTGGTCACAATGGGAATCATTGGTCAAGGTGGCAGGCTTCAGAATTGCCAATATGATTGTGTGGGACAAAATGAATCACACTGCTGGTGATCTGAAGGGAAACCTTTCATTTCAACACGAGTTGATTATTCTCGCAATTAAGGGTAGGTTCAAGCTCCGCAGTGAGCGGCGAGACTGTAATTTATGGTCGGTGCCAAGCCAACAGTCCCCTCCTCTTCACCCTACTGAGAAGCCGGTACATCTATTAGAACGGGCTGTATACAATTTTACCCACCTCGGCGATCTGGTACTTGATCCGTTTGCCGGAGTGGGTAGTACGTTGCTTGCAGCAAAGAATTATGGCAGGCAATACCTTGGGATTGAGATTGAGATGCGTTATGTCAAAATCTGTGAGGAACGACTTAAGCAAACAATACTGGCAACAACAATGTCTTGGGTAGGAGCGTGAGATCCATAGAATGAACGACAATAGATTTAAGTGTAAGATCATCTGCGATGCCGTTGATTCCCTGATCCTGATAGAGGGAATCGCTACCAAATATGACCCATGGAATTTCAACGGGCACAAGGACTATCTGCGTGAGTTGTTCCGATGTATCGAAATCCATTGCCTCAAGAACGCAGATTACACGGGTGGCGGGGATGACGACGATCCGCTCGCAAATTTCAAAGATTCCGAAAAATACGGTGTCGAGAATGTGACAGGGATTTTCCTACGCATGGGTGACAAGATGCGCAGGCTTCAGACGTTTTCTCGCAACGGAAAACTGTCTGTTCAGGGTGAAACCGTTAAGGATGCGCTAAGGGATATAGCTAATTACTCCTTGCTTGCTTTGGCGATGATTGATGAACAGGAGGAGGAAAGTATTCAGGATGAAATCTCGAATGACTGACCATTTTGCTGACGCCGGGAAAATGATCTATGCGTGCAGATGTAACAACGGCAAGATTCCTGAACAAGAAATCTTATTCCTATAGAGGAGTCAAAAGTGCGGTTTATAGATAAAAACACAAAGACTTTCAAATTGCGGAAAGAGATATACGAGGTGCTGTGGGGTGTTGGGGATGGCGTCCAACTAAGTGACCTTGTTGAGGTTATGGACGATTATGAGTTTCCTGATATAACCAGTGCCAGCGATGCAATCAGTCGTGAACTCTACAAGTTGAAACAGGAAAAGGAAGCTGTGCGCACGTTAGGTGGACTGTGGTATGCGTTAGGTTCGGCTAAAAAGTATTTATCTTAACTCCTCCCTCTATTGCTTGACATGCCTCTTGAGTCTGAGATAGCTTGCACATATCTCAATTCAAGAGGCATTATGTATCAAGACTATTCTATCCTGTTGATTCCTTCATTTATCCCAAGAATGATTCCTCGCCCTATTTTTGGTGGGGATTATACCCGCTGTTATTTTGATTCTACGTATTATCCCTTCCCATTCAATTATGGATATATTATCCACGAGAATCCGTTCCTTGATGAAACAACTGGTGGAAATATAAATGGCTGGTAAAAAAGAAAAACAACCGCTTATTGTTTCTGAACTAACCCCATGTCTGCGTCCAGACCCAGAAGTTGTTGACGAGTGCAAAAAGTTAAGCAGCGACGAGTGGGAATTGGCAAGGCGCGAAGCATTTTCCTCGCTTTCCGTTAAGCATAGAGCAATCTTGATAGATCTTCTGATGATGCTTAATGATCCGTCAAGCGGGATAACCATTCAAAGCATTGGTCGAGACGTTGGGATGACCCAGCAGGGGATCTATGTTCTCTTGCGCAATGGCGGGAAGTTCAAGCGCGCTTATACCTTAAGTCTGATGGGTTCGGATTTTACAGAGGAAGAGATCCGTGTCACCTTGCGTAAGATTATCGGGAAGGCGATGAACGATGAGACTCTGAATCTGAATGCGGCGGTGAATGGCACTAAACTGATGATGATGGCTAAGGGAATGTTCGATGGTCAGGGGAATCAGCGCAGTATCGCCTTGACTGTCATTGATAATAGCACAAAGAATATCATTATGGAGAATATGCGGAAACCAAAATTCATAGAGGCAGAGGTTGCAAAACAAACCGAAGAAGACTAGATCAAAGCCTGTATGGATTAAGGGTGGAGCACCAAGGAAGGTTGCTCCCTCCCCTCCAATCCTTCCCGAGAGAATAATAGTAGATCCCGAGACGCAAGCTGAGGTTGGTCACGCAGAGTATGAGCCACAGGAGCCAAGCTCTTCTATGGGGAGACCCCCCAAGGGGACGCCACCCAAGAAGAAAAAGGCATTGAATATAGGGGACTATGGTGAAATCTATGCACTGAAGGATACTCAAAAGAACTTTGTTTATGACTTCTCGCACCCCTTTGTAGCTATGGGCGGTGGATGGGCAAACGGTAAAACCTATGCGCTTTGCAGGAAAGTCATACTGCTTGCAGACCTGATTCCAGGAATCAAGATTATGATGCTCCAGGTTACGGAGCGACAGATAAAAATATCATTGCTTCCCGAATTTGTTCATGCGTTGATGGGAAACTTCGCAACTTCCGATGATCTCAATAGTGATCCAAGAGTTAAACGATGGTCAAAGGGTGATTTGATTCTTGAATTTGTGAACGGGTCAAGGGTTGATTTTATGGCTTTTGGTGAAGCCTCTCATGGGGTGGCACAAGCGAATAAAATGTTATCTGCGACTTATGGTGCTATTGCTGCGGATCAAGCCGATCAAATGAATGAAGAAACATTTTTCAGCCTTCGAGGGCGGAATCGCCAGAAGTTGGTGGATGCTAAAGGGAATCCGCTTTGGAACTTTTTTATGATCACCTATAATCCGGAGGCATACTCACACTGGATCTATCAGACATACGTAAAAAAAAGCCCTGAGAAGATTGGGACGATAGGGCATTTGTATAAAACATACGAATACTCGTCTCGCGTTGGTGATTTAATGGACGAGCATAAGTTGCAGGAATGGGAAAGCATGGACGAGCATATTCGCAAACGCTACGTAGATGGCGTTTGGGGTGCATTCGGGGACATGCTGTATAAGGAATTTGACCCAGATATTCATGTGATCCCTGGATTCAGGGTGCCTAACAATTGGGATTTTCACCTTGTGTTTGACTACGGGTTTACCCACGAGAGTTGTTTCCATCTCTACGCTGTGAGTCGGAGGTGTGATGAAACTCCTACAATCCCGGAAGGGTTTGCTTTCCTGATATGGGAACATTATCAATCACAGTGGACTACAAGAGAGCATTTGAATATGGTACGTCCACAGCTTATTGGTCGCAGAATGGGTGACAATTGGTGCGATCCTGCAATTTGGAATGTGCGCAGTGACGGAAAGAGTATCGGGGACGATTATCTTGAGGGAGGAATTCATTTCCATCCCGCAGATAACTCGCAATTACGAGGAGTTGTTGCTACATTAGAGATGTTGCAGGCTCGTCCTGACAGATACAACGAGGCAACCGGATTATTAGTGCAAATGTATGGGGACGGGCAATTTATTCCTGATAAGATAAAAGAGTTGCAAAGGGCTCCAAAACTTTTTATCTTTGCTAATATCGCTCCACATGCAGTTGAAGAGATTCCTAGCGTTCGAGTGAGTGAGCAGAGATATATGGGCGGTGGGGGAACCTACTTAGCAAATATCAAGAAGGATCACGCAGCGGATTGCGTGAGGTACTTCTGCAATCAATTAACTGTTGAGCAGAATCCGGAAATAAGTGAGGCGATGCAGTCTCCGCATTGGAAGATAATCTTAGCTCGAAAGCGTAAAAACGTAGGGTGGCGTGTAGCTTAACTGGGAACAAATTGTATTATGACTAAGTGCAGAGAAAAGATCGAATATCTTGACATGGCTCCTGTTGGTGCGTTAATAAACAGGGAGTCGCTCATACTCTGGGCGCGGAAATACTATGAAGAAGCACTTGCTCACCCTCCTGACAATGCACCTGGTGGAGACAAAATATCAAATAATGATCTGTACAATATAGCAATCCGCGGGTTGAAAGAGAATATGATGCCTACCGCTGATTTGCTTATCAGCATGACGTCGCGTAGTGGTATGTGGAAATCAGAGCATTCAACCTATATCTTTTGGATGTCTCTGATGCAGTACGATCTGTCGGTATCCTACAAAAACGTAGTCGCAATTCGGGACGAAATCCTTGAGCACAGGATGGTTCCTGTTTTAGTTGATACTGGTTGGTTTGACGATAACGGGAATTTGGTGCGGGACAGATTGAAGGACGTTGACTACAACGTAATTCGTGGACTCCTGGCACATTTGAATATCCCGTTTGATAAAGGGAACAAGGAAGAGTTGATAGACCTTCTGGAAGAGATCACAAATGGCAAGGCGAAGAACCCGGCTGAAGTTAAATCCTTCCGGCTACGTTAATGGGGTTTTTGTTGAGAACCTTATTGACTGGTGCAATGCGAGGATAAAAGAGAGTCGGGAGTATAAAAATAGTCTGGTGCCAAATTTGCCAGGTAGTGGCAGGGCGAGTAGCTATGCCAATTTTCTTTCAGAACTAGAAGAGTGGGAAACGGGTGACAGAAGGCTCCCCGATAACATCGCTATTACAGGCGGGACGAACGAGGCAACAAACGAGAATATCATCTGGAAAACCAATGATACTATCCGGGCGATGATTGATGAAAAGGATTATGACATTAACCATGTACCAGAAGGCCCGGAAGATAGCGATTCTTTAGCCTCAACAATAGCCGCGGTGCGCTCTTATGAATGGCGCATGGATAAGTGCAGTGATGTGATACGAAGCATGATGAAAGAGGCAAGCCGATATGGGACGGCTTTTGCTGCGGTTCATGCCTCCAAGTTTATATCTCCTTCTTCTCTAACAGGCACAAGAATAATCAGACCAAATATACTCTCTATCCATTGGAATAAAGACGCAGGTAGTTTAGATAATGCAAGATGGTTAAATTACAGTGACCTGCTTTTGGCTGGTGAAATTGAAGGGGAATTTGGGGTACGAGTTCCTGAAGAGGAATTAGAGAAGAGCATGTCTCACGAAGATGAATATAATCTTATTGCCTTCAAATCCAAGAAACCAAACATTTCAGAACGACAAAAGAATGCCGCTGCTAATAAGGACAAAGGTGAACCATTAGGCAGGGTTCAATACTTCTGGATCTATGACGTCACTGTTTCGGAGAAGCGCGATCCTATCCTGGAGCGCAGGAAAGAAAAAATCAGAGAAGAAGTTGTACTCCCGGCGATGGACGCGGAGGGCAATATGATGAACCCTGCGGATCTTGGATTGCCTGAAGACTCAGAACTTATTGAGGAACCGGAGCAAAAATACTATAAGGGGATGGTCGATACTGGGATTGAGGAAGAGGCATATTTCCCAAGGATTGACCCCGATACAGGTCTTGGTGCGGTGAATGTGGAATATATTCGCGAATATCCGCGAGGTCGTCTAATTGTCTATTGTGGAGACGCTCTCTTGTACGATGGGGTTAATCCCTATAAAATGGAATTTTTGCGTAAGCGCGCGGATCAGAGGTATTTCCCAATACCAGTGTTCTGGATTCATGCAAACGAATTGCCAAATCGAGCACTAGCATTATCACACACAGAAATAATACTTGATGATCAAATAGCAATAAATATAAACGTAAATCAAATCCGATTAAGCAATCAAAAGACTGGTAATAGCCCTACAATACTAGAACAAGGGAATCTTGTTCACCCTGTAGATCCAAGTGATTTGGATTTTAATAACAATTCTGTAATTATAGTGAAAAAAATAGACGGACTAAAGAATATGACCCAGCCTGGGCTTCCTCAACAGGCGTATGCAGAGAAGAACGCAAAGATTTCAATTGCTGAGGACAAAATCGGGTTGAATCCTGTGCTTGTCCGAGGGATGACAAATGCCTCTGACCCTGCACAAAAAACAGAGTTCTTAACCAATATGGCGATGAGACGGTCTGCTCCATTTCTGCGTTCAACTCATAATGCTGTGGTTAAATGGGAAGAGATACGGCTGTCATTGGATCGGCAGTTTATCAGTACTCAATTTAATGTCCCTGTGTCGAAAGGTAAAAACAAGCAAAACGTGGATTTTAACGGGGAGATGTTGAACAATTACCACGCTCAAATATCCATGCAGGTAATAGATTCAACAGATACAAGGCGCGCCAAGAAACTTGCAAGTCTATCCCGATTCGGGGAACAGGCAAATGTTCTTATCTCGGCAATCCCTGGTGGGGCGCAGGCTTTTGTTGAGACCATTCTTGAATTGTCAGATGTTCCCGAGTTTAAGGATAAGTTAGATCAGTATAAAAACCAAGCGATGAACGCTGCCCCCGCTCCCGGAGCAATACCTCCTCAAGGCGGGGCTGGCACTGTAGATAATATGCAACCGGTACCCCAGATTACGAGCCCGTTAGTGGGATCGCAACAGTAGGTGTCCCGATGGATCACCTCAAGGTGACTTTGGCTTATTACGCAGACCATCACCACACAGGCTTCACAGGAGACAATGTTGGAAAACGATCAAGCAGTTGCTAAACCCCAGTCGGATCAAGGCGATAAGAACAATGCCTCTCCGGAAGGTGGAAAGAAAAAGGAAGATGCTTTTGATCTCAAGAAATTAACGAAGGAACAGCTTGATGTCTTGATTAACCCAGAGAAGTCGAAAGAAAATCCTTCTCCTGTGAATAAGCAAGATGGCAAGATTTCTCCGGAAGTTGAAGAGATGCGGAAGCAATTCCAGGCTCAAACGGATGAAAGAATTAGAGGAATGCAATCGGTTTATGACAAGCGGATTGCATCTGTTGAAGCCGATTTTGAGAAGAAGCTACAGCTTACGCAAGAGCAGTTAATGTCTAAACTCCCTGTCAGCAAGGACAGAGGCGAATCAACAGAGGAAAGCGATATTGCCTCGAAGATTGAAACGCTCAAGTCTGAACGTAAAACTGCTGCGGACGAGCGCGACCATGACAAGGCTTATAGCATCACGGACGAGATCAATCTCCTCAACAGGAAATTGGAGAAAGTTCGCGATGCAAATAGCGTGATGGTGAAGACAAACACAGAGAAAGAATTGGAAACACGCATTCAAAAGAAGATAATAAGCCACGAAACAGAGGCACTTCTTTCAATCGCACCAAAGGACGCGGTACTTATTGAAGACGGGCATAAGGTTTTTACAAAAGGGTATGTTGCTGAATTGGACGCCCTTGCAAAAGAGGAAAACCTCCCGACTTGGTCAGCGGCAGCGGTTGCACATGCGAAGAACAAGGAAATTTCTGCGTTGAAAGCGGAAGTTGTAACCCTCCGAGAGCTGAAGGCTCGGGTCGAGAAGGCTGCGGCAGAAGGACACAAACTTGACGAAGGTGAAGTTTATGTTCCGCCTAATTCAACAAAGTCTGGGGACACGGACAAAACGAAAAAGAAAACTATTAAACATGAGTTCCGTGACCCTCAATCAATCAAGAGGCAATTAAAAGATCTTAAGTTAGTTGCTCTCGAAGAATAGTAGGTAGGATCACGTGAGTCTCTTGTTTATACACCCTGAAAGGGAAAAACAAGATGGCTAGTGGAACTGCTTTATTCACCAATCTTGGTGTGATATACAACTCCAAGATGCGTGACACTCTGATTGATCAAGTCGCACTTTCCTCACCGCTTATGTATCGCCTGATGCAGAACAAGCGGTTGGAGGGTGGTGGTGGGGTTAAGATTCCCCTCAACTACGTGCGCAATACCAATATCGGAACAATCACCCCGTTTGCAGACCCCAACTATGTTGTCCCGAATACGATGGCATACGCTGAGGAGATGTACGTAACTCTCTCCCAGAATGTGGCGTATTCCGATCTGTTGCGGCGCATGAACGAGGGTACTGACGAGATGCTTAAGGCAACTCAGTACCTTGCCGATGAAGTAGATCGTGCCCGTAACACGATGGAATACTACATTTCCATGATGATTTTCGGCGATGGTTCTGATATTGCGGTTCCGGATAGTGGCGGACGCTCTATCAGTGGCTTCACAGGTCTCCGCAAAATTATCTCAACTTCCAATACCGTTCACGGCATTTCGCAGAGTACCTATTCTTGGTGGCAGGCTGGTGCTACGACGGCACTCAACAGCGGTACGGCACTTTCATTTGCAAACTTCATCCTGTCCACACACGCGGGTTATGTTTTCAAGGTACTCCGCAATCTTGTCGGTGCGGCTTCTGTGAACAACAACAAGCCTGACCTGATTGTTACAACTCAGATCATCTCTGATGCGTACGACACAGCACTTGGCGAGAACAAGCGCATGGTGAATGTAACCCTTGGGGATCATTCTTTTGAGACCCTTGAGTTCCGTGGAATCCCAATCGTTGTTGACGATCTCTGCCCCGCCGGTTACGGATTTGCATTGAACACCAATCACCTTGCTATTGCAATCAATCCCCCGGGAGAGTTTGTAATGAGTGAATGGGAAAAACGAGGCGACGCACATATTGCAAGCATTGATCTCGATTTCGCGTTGACCTGCGACATGCCTCGCTATCAGGCACTCTTCTCTGACGGGCCGATCAGTTACACCTAAGAAAGAAAGGATTTATACATGGCTATTTTATCAGCCGTTTCTGGACTTAACACGGCGACAGCAGACAAAACAGCACAACTCGGGGACATCTTCTATGATGGAACCGACAAGTACGTTTACGTACAAGCCAAGACCGCTGTTGCTACTGCGAATTTGTTGCTGATGAACAGTGCTGGTGTCAGTTTGGATGTTGTACTTACAGGATATGCGGGTACCGCAACCGCGACTGGTAAGCACGAAGGTGTTACTTATGCTGCTGGGGCGATCCTGTATTATGCAACTGGCGGGTTGACTGCCAATCAGTACAGTGGGTTCAAGATGCTTGTGGATGACTCCACAGACACCACAGAAGAGGGACAGTACGCCACGGTAGTGGGAAATTCAGCAGATCATTTGTTCCTTGATCGTGCGTTGACAACCACACTGAATGCAGCAGATGCTGATATAACATTGTTTAATCAGTATCATGTTGCTCCTGCGACGGCAAGCACTGAAGTGATTCCTGTGGGTGTTGCTCCGATCACTGTCACGGATGAGTATTATTTCTGGATGCAGACTGAAGGTGTATGCTGGTTACCTGAAGGCGGTGGAACTCAAACCGCCAATCTCAACATCGTTTCTGGTGACGATTTGTCTGGTGGTGGCGGGACGATTCTTGGCACAACTGCTGAAGGCCCGTATGACGCTCGTAATGTGGGCTATATTCTCTATGGGGCCGGGACGGCAAATGCGCTTGTGCTTGTCAGACTTGCACTTCCGAAGTAACACAAAACAAACTTCCACGCATGACAGGGTCTCACGGCTCTGTCATGCAGGATTTTTCAGGAGATAAAATTCATGGCAAGACTTTCTAGTTTAACCAATGAGTCAGGAGTATCGCAACTCATTAGCGAGATCTCGGCAACTGCGGTATTCGACTTAGGTGA